CTCTCCGCTGACAACCTTAACTATTAAGGTTTTACAAGTAAGGCACCCAAAAAGGAACCCATTTTTAAGGCCCTTTTGGGTGCTTTCCTTTTATCTCCGCTAAAACAATTTGCGGAAGAAGGCGGCTACGGCCGTAAATACCTTCGTCTTCCGAAGAAAGAAAAAGGCAACCGCCAATAGTACCAAAATCCCGAAAATGTAACGCCACCTGTACGGGTCGGCTGCCGGCTTCTCGGTAATATCGGTTTCCTTATCGGTGTCCGTGTTCACTTCTTCCGTTTTGGTCGCTTCCGTCTTCTGTTCTTCCTGCGTTACCCCGGTAGCTTCGGCCTTCTGTTTTACCGTGAAGGTTTCGATACTCTTAATAGCTCCCTGCCTTCCGGTATTGGGCGGCTGCTTCTCTTTCGGTTCCTTCGGCCGGTTCTTGGGCGTGTCTGCAACCGTCTTAGACGGGCCGCCCGTCTTCGTAGTGCTCTGCTTTACCGGCAGGGTATCGGGTTCCGGCGGGAAAAACTCGATTTTCGTATAGGTTACTTCTACGCCTTCGGTTTTCGTACTGTCTACCGTCCGGCGAAATTCGGCCGCCGTCGTTTCGTCCCGCTTTTCTTCGGTCTTAGCCGTTTCCTTCGTGCTGCCGGCCAACTTTCGCGGCGTGCTGCAACCGGCAAGCAATACGGATAAAAGCAACGCAATTACTACTATGCTAAATTTCGGTTTCATACTGAATATTTTAAGGCGTTAAGCCGGTTAAGCCACCCTTTGATAAACCGCTTTTGCGAAGGGTCGCGTTCCACAATCCGGTAAAGGAAGGCTTTGCGCTCGGCCTTAATCGTGTCGAACAATGTACGCGGGTCGGCGTTATTGACGGCCTGCAAGGTCTTCGGGCCTACGATACCGTCCGCCTGTACTCCTAATACGCGCTGGGGTATCTTAATACCGTTCGCGCCGGAACCCCAGACCCAATCCACCAAAATATCGGCGACCGGCTGGCTTGCGATGTCGTCGGCCTTCCACCTGTCCCAATAGTGGGGCTTTAATACCCGGTTCAAAACGTCGTCTTCCGTAAGTAGTTTAAGGTCGTCTACGTCTATATCGCCGTCCCCGTCCTTATCGTAGCCTACTTTGCGCCAAGTGGCAATAGTTACGCCTTTGTTCGTCGCGCCGCCTTTATCCAGCGGGTCGTTTACAAACCCGCCTTCCCACTTCAAAATGAAGGGTAATAGTTTTCTTACGTCTGCCATATCGAATTAGTTTTAGGACAATAACGTAGCTATCTGAACCCCGGCCTTGCGTATCAACATACCGACCTTTTGCGCGTCCATTTCGGTATTACAATAGGTTAGGCCGACAATACCCAAGGGTGCGGTTCCCTTGTATATCGCCAATAGTGCTACTTCGGTTACGTTATTGGACTTCATTTTGAAATACAGCTTTTGGTCTAAGGGCTTAATATCTTCGATACTGCCGTAGAAAAAACCGTCTTCCAAGACCTTAGCAAGCAATGGATAACGCGAAAGGCTAAAATCTGCGTATTCTTCTTCCACCCCTAAAACGCCGTCTTTCGTCGTTTCCAATCGCATAGAACCGAATAGGAACGGCAACCCGGAACCCAAATTAGAATTTCCGTTATGAAATTCGATAAGCCAAGACCGCCCGGCTTCGGATTTGTTTAACAGCCGTTCCAAAATAAGGCGTATTTCGGTATCTGATTTTATACGCTTGGCTATCGCGTCTTCGTGCTGTTCAGTTCTCGTGTTCTCGATTTTCTCCAACAAATAAGTAGGATTAAGTGCGAAGAATACGACGTACCCCGATAGCAGAAGGATAAACAACCCTTTGATAATCGAGAAAAAGCCGTATTTGTTTTGCAAGGCTATTAGCTTTTGAAGAAAACCGATACCCTTTTCTATTTTCTGTTCCATAGCTACTACAATTTAGACCCCGTAACTTCTATTCCTACTTTCTGCAAATCGGCCCGAACCATAGCCTTTACCGCGATGACTTCGGAAAGGTAGGCTTCGTATTCCGTTTTGTCCGTTTCGTCCGTCGATAGCCCAAGCACAAAAGCGTTATACTTGTTGATAAGGCTAAATTCTTCGGTTTCGTCCCGGCGGGAACGCAAAACGGCCTTTACGCATTTGTCGTAATCCGGCCGGCCCCATATTACCACCGTATCGTAATCGTACGCCTTCCTTGCGGCCTGGGTCTGTTCGCCTTCCTGTTCGGCCATAGGTTCCGGCTGTACTTCCACTTCGGTAATATTGTAGTTGTAATGCCAGCTTCCGTTACCCAAATCCTGCAAAATGGGCGGTCTATCGTTTGAATTTGATTTCATACTTTGATGTTTTAGAAAGTTTCTTAATCAAGTGTTTGCTATCGCAAGACTTCGCCCAACCCCACCAAGGGCAAATAGCCTGCTTAAAGTCCTTTTCGGATAGTGGCCTTTTCCGCTTGTTCAGCTTCGCCAACCGCCGGCAAAAGGTCTTCTTTATGCCCTTTCGCATTCGGGTATGCGTATGGAAAAATACATATCCTACGAAGTCGATACCGCGAGCCGCTACGGGGAAAACTTGCCAATTCCCTTTAACCTCTAATTTCAAGTCCCCCAAATACTCCCTAATTTCGCCCATTAAGGAATGAAGGTAGGCTTTGTCGGGCGAAAGTATTACAATGTCGTCCGCATAGCGGAAGTAATACTTTACCCGCTTCTGCTCCTTTATCCAATGGTCGAAGTAGGTTAAATAAAGGTTAGCGAAATATTGGCTTAGATAGTTTCCGATAGGTACGCCGTCCGCCGAATCTACAATTTCGTCAAGCAGGCAAAGCAGCCTTTTATCCTTCAACTTGCGGCGTAGAATGGATTTTAGCACGTCGTGGTTAATCGAAGGATAGAACTTGCGAATATCCAGCTTCAAACAAAACGTAGTACCTTCCGGGTCTTCCCGTAGGGCCTGTTTTACCTTCTTCGCGGCCGCATGAATACCCCGGTTCTTAATGCAGCTATAAGTGTCCGCCGTGAATGTCGAAACCCAAATAGGCTCTAATACGTTCATTATAGCGTGGTGCAAAATGCGGTCGGGAAAGTAAGGCAAGCGGTATATTTCCCGTTCTTTCGGTTCGTAAATAGTGAATACGTCGTACTTAGACGTATGGAAAGTACCGTTTAGCAAAATTTCGCGTAACTTCAATAGGTTTGCTTCCCTGTTTTTGTCGTGTTCTATAACTCCGTACGTGCGTAACTTACCCTTACGGGCCTTTTCGTCCGCAAGCTGCAAGTTCTCGATAGAACAAATCTTTTCGTACAAGTTACCTATTCGCTTCATTGCGTTACTCGTTTGCTGATTTCTTAGGGAACGTTCGGGAAGTCCTACTAATGCCCCTTAAATAGTTGTTGTTTTTTGCCAAGTGGCAAGGTTTTTACCCCCATAAAAAAACTGCATAGCTGAGAGCCGATATTCGCATTCGTATTCGAAGCCGTGTTATTCGTATTCGCGTACGAAAAGCCGGCATTCGCGCTGTTATTCGCATTACCGCCGAAAAGCACGCCCCAAGGGTAAACCGCCTATAATTCTATTCGAAATAATACCTTGTACCCGAAGCCCGCATAGTTACTTTACGCGGAAAGGCGTTGCGCTCCTTAATCTTCCCAAGGATATATTTAATTTCCTGCGAATTGGTAAAGAACTTCCGCGCTTCATTATCCGGGTCTTCTCGGTTGAACTTAATCTTAACCAAGAAGCGGTTATTTCCGAACTTCGTTTTAACGTCGTCCAAATAGTCTACAACCCAAAACGAAAGATTGATTAACTTTTGCTGGTTCGTTTCCGGGCAGTTGAAATGCTTGTTATTCGCGTCCGGCTCAATCTGCAAGAAAGCCAAACTTCCGTCGTCCTGTCTGTTGTTGTTTTCCATTTTTGCGAAAAATTGAACGGCGGGCGTTCGTCCTGATTTGGGCTAATTCGAAAGCCCGCCGTAGTTAAACCTTCTTTGTTAAATGCGTTCCGTTACGTGTCGTTTCAAGCGGGTAAAAAGCAAAGCCGAGAGCCGATATTCGCATTCGTATCCGAAGCCGCGTTATTCGTATTCGCGTACGAAAAGCCGGCATTCGCGCCGTTAAGCGCAGAACCGCCGAAAAGCACGCCCCTTTGTCCGGTATTGCTTGCTACGTTCGTATAGAAGTAATCGGCGAAGTAAGTAGTAGAACTTGCGCCTACCTCTACCGGCATATTCTCGCCGTACTCGCCAATCATCATAATTTTAACGTAGCCTTCCTTTCGGGGTAACTCGCCGCGCTTTTCGTAATCGGTATAGTCGCTATCTTGGTACTTGGCCGGGTCGGTACATACGAAGAACTCACTAACGCCGCCAGCGTCCGCACTTTGAATATTGCACTTGCAGCCGTCCGTCCAACTCCATACGTGCCCGAAAGGATTTTCCAAACCTCGGTAGCTGGGTACGCTAAGGGTTTGGGTATTCGTGCCGGCATCGTCTTTATTTACCGTATATTCTACTACGCCGGTCTTGTTTCCTAACGCGTTAGTAACACCGCAAGGAATTACCGGGTAATACCCGAATAAATCCCAATTTGAAAGGTTGGTAACGCCTTGGCTTAATCCGCCCTGCTTATATCCTTCGCTCGTGGGTTCGGCGTTATAGGCAAGCTGGCAATTAAGGTTAGCGTATTCGACGGCATAAAGCCACCAACAAGTTTTTTGTACCTCGTAAACGTCGCAATTCCAACCTGCCCCGTTCTTGCCGGCATTACCTCGGTTACGTGCGTATGCCCGGAAATTGGTAAGGCTGATAGCCGTAGCAGGCATACCTATAAGCGACTTAAATGTACCGTCTTTGCTTGCGTCGTTGTTACCCCCTCGGAAAGCTGCGGAAGTGTTTACGACGCTTGCAAGTTTCGGCGTAGCCGATACGGTGCGGTCTACGGCTGCTTCATAAGCCGAACGATAGGCAAGCGGTACCAAGTGGAACCCCGGTAATGCGTGTTCAGAAAGAAGACAGCGAAATTTAGTACCGTCTACTTCGAACTTGCGGTAGTGGGCCGGTATTTCTACCATTACCTGCCCGTCGGTACCGTCAAGTTTGGCAGCCGCCCCCGTATCGCGCTTGGTGCTGTCGTTCGCATGAAGGTAGTAAGCCACCGTTCCGTTATCGCGCAAGATACAACGGCGCATTTTACTTTGAATAGGCAGCGAAACGTGAAGTTCCGGGCGACCAATTCGGGTACAAGCCGAAGAAGCTACGTTAGAATCCCATTCTATACCGTAGTAGTAATCGTAGGGAAACGTCGGCTTCGTGTTTCCTACTCCAATCAATAAACCCATAGCCGTATAAGATTTAGTACCCCCAAACAAGGGTAGCGTTAATACTCGTTTGCTTAATCTCGCGGACTATTTCGGGGTTCCAGCCTGTTTCGAAGCGCGTAGCTACGAACTTGCCCGGCTCCATGCCCCAAAGGTTTACTTCAAGAACTACGGCGGTTTCTCCGTCGTTCTTAATGTTAAATGGCGTATCTTCCATTTTGAAGTTACCCGTACTTAGCCCTTCAATGGGGCCAATTCTTCCAATTTGGGCGGAAACCGTTTCGCCCCCTCTCGTTGTACTCATTTCTCCTATTTTTTAAGTTACACAAAAATACCCACTTGCGTATTATAATAATACGCTTGTTGGTAAAATATTAAAAACTCACAACTATTGCCAAGTCTTTTCTAATATGTCAGTACCCCAATTTAATACAATCCAATATGGTTGCCCATTGGAATAAGGAACGCATAGTAATTCTATAACTCGCCCTAATATTTGTATGGCAAAAGGGTCGGTTTCATCAATAGTGCCAGTTTTGGGGCGGCCCCCTATGCCTATGAAGCTATTTTTTGAAGCCGAAGATACAAGTAATACGGTCTTTGCAAAAGAAGCCGGCGTTTTTGTATATGGCGGGAATCTATTATTCAATATAGTTATCTTCGCTCCTATATATTTTGTATCATAGGGCAATTCTATCCAATCTTCGTAAGAATGGTAGGTATCTTCGAGTCCGTCAGAAACGATATTTAGATTTTCTTTAATTTGAAATACATGCCTTGTTGTATTCCAAATCGCGTCCGAATCTCCAAGCGAAATAAAAGGCGTTTGTAAATATCCGGCGAATACACCTTTTGAAGCATATACAGAGCCGTCTTGTAACACTCTAAAAGGCGCGGACGCGCGATTGGCTTTTGTCGCTCCTGCCCAAAATCGTACCGATGTTGCCACCGTACCGTCCCCTGTTATGCCCGCCAAAATGCTACCGCCATTACCTGCCAACTGAACGGTACCGGAAGTAACTATACCCCCATTTATTACTGTCTGCGTATTGTCGTATTCTACTGCTTCTACCCAATCGGAAGCAACGAAATTCCCCGTAGTTCGGGTTACATTACACTTACGTAATACTTTCCCGTCTACCCAAATATCGCCTTTTTTATACGGCGTTATTGGCTGGGCCGTATATACCTTATTATCGTCGCCTATCATTTCTTCAAGGTCGGCAACGTCCTTTATAGAACCGTCCGAAGAAACGAATTTTATATTACCGCCTATTTCGCCCGCGTCCAAATCAAAATAAGTTTGTCCGTCCGCGCTTTGAACACGTCCCGTAGTAAGAAAACGCCCGTTAATAGTAGTCGCGCCATAAGTAAGGGAAATAAGACGCGCCGGCCGTTTCCCGTCGGTGTCCGTTATCGCGCTGCTTAGGCTTCCCACCAAGAAATAGTAATATGTCGGGTCACTGTCTACCTTTCGTTGTACTGTATCGAAAACGATGTTTCCGGCCGTACCGGTCTTTTGGCAACGGGCGTATATGTAGTACACCGTCCCGCTTACAAGGTTCGAGAAGGTGGCCGTATTTAGCTGCCAACTCTTTACGGTTTCCTCTATCGTGTAGTGAACCAACGTACCGCCTACCACCTTTACCGTATTGGGATTCCCTTCGTAGTTCGGCTCAAATCGGGTGTTCTGTAAAACGAACTGCTGGGAACGTGCGCCGGTGGCTAACATAGTCGTTTCAATCGAAAGCGGCTTTATCTTCTCGCTGTAATAGTGCCCTTCGGGGTCGAACACGTTGGCTAATACCTCTTGGCTGGCTTTCCAATTGCGGCGGGCCTTCGACGGGTCGGCAAGGTCGTTTATCTCTATTACATTGTCTATTTTCTGCAAGTCTTCGATAACGCGGGTAATCGTCGTTTTGGTTACGCTGTCGCCCAAGGTTATATTATACTTGTATTCCCGCAGCAAATCGCGCGTAAATGCCGTAATTCGTACCGATTTGTTTACGCCTATATCTTCATCTTCCACCGGGATATAATCGCCGACGGCGAAAAGGTTTACTACGGTCAGTTCGCCGGCGAATTGGCGGATAAAATTTTCGTCGATACTTAACCCGTACTGTACTTGCGGCTGGCTGTATTCGGTTATTACCTTGTTCCCTTCCGCAAGCAGTTCGTTTTCTGCGTCGGTCTTGTAAGCGTCCGGCAAATTTATATCCGTGAAGAAATACTTATCGCCTACGCTGAACTGAAACGCCGCACTTGTTTCGCTGGGGAACTTCATGCCGTTTTCGTCCGTGAACGGTACTACCTGTATTTCCTTCGTCGCGTGGTCGTACTTGTGTACGTCAAATTCATAGCCGGCCAAGTTCCCGGTAGTGAACTTTACCTTTGCGTTCACTCCGTCTATAAGCCACTTTGTATTACCCGCGCTATCCTTTTCGTTAAGGTCGAAGTTCATAGTAGCGTCCTTAAAGGCATAATACGCGCTTCCGGCGGCGGTTACTTCGCCGTAGCGTTCGGGTTTGATGTCGTCGAATATCTTTGTATTCTCCTTCAACCCGTAAGCCGCAATAGCGGCCGCGTCTTCGATGTAGGAAGCGTTCTTAGCCTTGCCCGGAAGACAAAGGCGGGTATAACGGTATTTGTCCCCAAGGTTGCTACTACCGCCATAGACGTATAGCCGGGTAACTACATTCTTGGAATTGATGTTTTGGCGCGTCAATTCGTAAAGCCCGCCGGTACGCCCGTACCGGAAGGTATAGGGGAAGTTTACCCCGGCCGTTTTGATATTGAGCGTACGAACGCCGTTAGCTTGGGTAATCTCAAATTCGGTGCTGTATTGCTCGCAAAGGTCTTGCAAAACTTCCAAACAATTCTTTTCCGTATAGGTTAGCGTCTTAAACTCCGTATCGGCCGGGAAAACGCCTAACACCCATTTACCCGGATATACGCGGGTAAGGTTCCCGATAAGAATACCTAAGAAGTCTTCCAAATCGCCCGTAAAGCTGTCTAATACGGTATCGTCCGGTAACAAAAATTGCGCGTCGATTAACTCGTACTGCACCCCTTCGAAGGTAAGGGTATATTCGAAGTTCCGGTTTCCGGTCTTCTTAATTCCCGGAAGCTGGTTAAGGGTATAGGTCTTCCCGTAAACGTCTATTTGGTCGCCCAAATGGAAGGTTAAGGGTGTGGCACTTTTAACGGTTATCGCCACCGTATCGGCCCCCAACAGCGTAATACTCTGTTCGGCCTTGGTAACGCCGGATTTACGCGCCCGTGAGGTCAAAAGGGCCGTAGTCCCGTCCGGGTGTCTTACTATAATTTGTTCCATACGATAATACCGTTAGTAGTGAAACTTTCTATTTCTTCGATAACGCCAGCGACAATGGCGTAAAAAATTCCGTCGGTCGTATATTCGTGGCTGGTTGTTACGTCGGTTCCGTAAACGTCGTTCGTTTGGGTTCCGTCGCCCCAAAAAATAGTAACCGCTTTCGCGCTGGTTAGGGTAATCGTTAGCGTCTTCGTATCATTGCTTAAACGCTGGTGCCGTACGATACGCTTTACCGGGTCGGGTTCCTTCAACTTCAAGGTAAAGGTTCCTACCATAAGGTCGTCATTCCAACGCTTGCTAATGGCTACCCCGTTTTCGTTATAGACTTCGTAAAGCAACGGTTTCGTAGGGTGTATATCCACCATAAGCCGCTGGGTATTGGGCCGGCTGAACACGTCTAAGAAATCGTTTAGCTTCGTAACAAAGTCTACTTTCCCGTTCGCTTTCATAAAGCAATTAAGGGTTATTTCGCGGGGTTGCAGTATCTTGTTTTCAAGGTCTACTATCTCCCCGTGATAATCCGGCCAATCGACGGAAACCGGGGCTTTCATCTTGGGCCGGTCAAGAAGTCCGCTACTTTCGCTTACATAAATATCCCAAGCCTTAAAATCGGTTCCGTCTATGCTGTAAGCCAATTGCGCCACCGTAGCGATACTATCGGTAATTTCCGCCTGCGTTAAAGCGGTGTTATATACCTTCAATTCGTCGATACAACCGTACCCGTTGGCGGTCGTATAAATGTCTTGCAGGATAGCGAAACCGGTAGGCTGGGCCGGCAGCGTAATGGTCTGCACTAATGCGGTATCAAGGTAAATGCGGATTGTTAGGCCCTCTTTGACGATAACCCAATAGCCCCAAGTATCGGCCGCAAGGTTAAACCACGCTTCCGTATAACCTTCCAACGCTTCCCACCGTGCGAAAAATCCTATACGCTTGCCTGTAAAACCGTCCGGGAAGGCCGAACGCTTCAACCAAGCAAGAAGGGTAAAGTTTCCGGTAAGGGGAATTACGTTTTTGTCTATATCGCAATGCCCGTTACCGTCGAACTTTATACAATTGCCTTGCTTTCCGCCGGTAAAGTCCGCTTCTACTACCGTACCGTCCGCCCGTGTCTTGCTGTAATCGTAGGCAACGGTAGAACCGGCCGCTTCATCGAAAGGCATATTTAGGATAATGTTACTTTCGTCTGCCATATCAATACGTTTTAGTCGTTTTACGAATAACTTTTATTGTCGCGTGTCCTTCGCCGTCGCCGGTGGTGGTCGTCAAGTTCCCGCCGTAGTGGTTTACGCAAATCTTCGCGTTATCCCGCGCTTCTACCTCTACGGTGGTATTGTCGAATACGTCTACCATGACGAAGGAATTACCGGTAGCAAGAACCTTTAACCGGCTTTGGTGCTTTACGAATACCTGCCCGACGTTCCAACCGTCGTAAGTGGCTGTACCCTCGCAATGCCCAAGGGCTACTACGTGCCGGAAGTTTCCGGCCGTAATAGCTTGGTCGAGGAATACGCCGTAGGCTTCGCAAGTGCCTACGAAGTGCCGGCGTATAAATTCATTGCTGGGGTACTCGTTGCTTAGGCAGAAGTCGATACCTTCGAGGTACATTTTTATAAGTTTGTCTTTCTCCTTGGTATCTATAAGGCGGTCGTACCATTCTTCGCAAATGCCTTTCTTTTTGGCGTCGCGGGCCAATTGTTTATTTACTTTCATATCGCTACATTGTTATTCCTTGCGCCCGTAACGGGTCGGACGCGCTTCCCGAAGTATTTTTTTCTATCTGTTCAAGGTGCCGGTTCGATACGCTTAGCTTACCGTCGATATTGGCAAGGTGTATAAGCTGCTGGCGCAAAATCTCTATTTGCTGTACTTGGTTTACACGCACGGCGTTCGTTTGCCCGGCCAATAGGTCTATACTTTCTTGGCTGGCTCCTTTAATCGCACCCGATAGGCTCGTAGTGGGGTCGCCAGTATCGTCCAAATCCTTAAACAGGTCTTCGTACAATTTCAAGGCTTCGGCGTACCCTTGGGCTATCGAGTTTACCCTATCCTTAAAACGCTGTTGTTCTTCCGGGGTCAAGCCGTCGAAGGAAACGCCGCCTTCTTCATCGAAACCCATATCGCGCTGCAACTGCTTTACGGCCCCTTCTAATTGTGTTTCTAAAAGTTGCTTTTTTAAGGCATTCTTTACGGCGTTCCCTAATACTTGGTTTGTAACCTTATTTATTGCGGAAGAAACCTTATCGCTACTAAAACCGTCAGCATAGGCTTCGGCTATCGCGTCGGACAATTGCGTAGCCAAGTCCTTCGCCGAAGTTTGCGTAATGCTTTCCGTAATTTCGGCTATGGTTGTTTGAATTTGGCGGCCTAATTCGTCGTATTGTTCCTTGTATTGGTTTACCTTATCGCTATCTGTTTTCTTCTTATCTTCTTCTGCTTCCCACATAGCCCGTAAATGCGCTTGCTGTTCGCGCATATTGTTGATAAGGGCCTTTTGGTTATCGTATTCCGATTCGCCTAACGCATTATCTACGGCGTATTCGAGTGCCTTATAGGTGCGTTCCAATTCTTCAACGGCGGCCGCGTGCTTCTTAATGGCACGTTCGGCCCGGCGGTCGCGGAAGTTGAACACTTCGAACGCGGAAGAAATAAGGCCGATACTACCCTGTATAATCCCCAGCGGGTTGCCGGTTGCGATACCGGTAGCCAACTGCCCGGCGGAACCTATCATTTCGCCGATGTCGCCTAAAAGCTGCTGGGTTACTTCGTCGCCGGCAAGCCCCATATTCGAAAGCGCACCCGTAACCGCGTCGAACGAACCTTTTACCAAATCGGCCGTAGCCCCTACACTTTTGAATACTTCGGATAGGTTCGCTTTGCTTGCGTCCTTCTTATAGTCCTTCAAAGCCGTAGAAAGGGCCTTAAACGGGTTGCGGGTCTGTACTTCGTCCTTGGCTTCCCGTAGCTTGCTTAAAACTACGTCTAAGTCTTTCGGGTCGAGTTCTACGCCTAATTGGGCTTTTTGCGCTTCTATCTTGGCTATAAGGGCCTGTATTTGCGCCGTCGTAAGGTCGTCAAGGTTCCCGAAAAGTTGTTCCCAAGCCCCGCTATCCTGCAATTCTTGCAATGCGGCTGACGAAAGGGCCTTATTCTTTGCTTCCTGCAAACGCGCTACTAATTCTTCGTTCTTCTGCTCGGTCGCCAAGGCTATTTTTTCGTCGTATTGGGCGGAAATATCGGCGCATTTCTGTTGGTAGGTTTTGTATTCCTCTACCAATGCGTCGTAGTCCGTTGTCTGCTTTAACTGCTGGGTGGTATCGAGCGTTTTTAACTGTGTTTCGAGTATTTTCTTTCGCTCTGCGTCCGTTTCCTTCTCTATCGCTATTTCCAATTCCCTACGGCGGGTTTGGTACGATAATTCCGCGTCTATTTTACTTTGCAAATAGTCGTTATAATCGCGCATGGCCTTCGCGTAGTCCTCTTGGGCCTGCGTCGCTATGTTCGCTTGCTCGGTGTCTAAAACTGCCCCCTTTTCCTTGGTTAGTCCGCTATCGTCCGTTTCAAGTTCTTTACGTTTGTCGGCGATAATCGCCAACTTTTCTACAAGGGTATCGGCTAACGAAATCTGTTTTTCCAAACTCTTGGTATAACCGTCCATGTAAGTATCTTTTTCGATACTTACAAGCTCGTTAGACACTACCGATATTTTCTTATTCCGGTCGGCCGTTTCCGGCAATGCTTCCAACTCCCGTTTAAGGTTTTTAAGGTAGGCTTCGTAACTTTCGCCGTCGGCCAATAATCCGGCAAATTCCGTCTTCGCGCTATTCCGTATATCTTCGTTCGTGGAATTTAGCCAATTGGCGTACTCTTGGTATTTCTTTTTTCGTTGCTCTAACTTCTCCGTAAACGGGTCTTTCTCCTTATCGCCGCCGGTATCGGTGGCCGTCAAGTCTATTTTTTTAAGTAATGCTTCCTGCTCTTGGATTTGCTTTAACAACGCCGTCCGTTCCGTATCGGTGGCCGCTTCCTTGTACTTCGTTTTCAAGGCGGAAATAGTCTTTTCCAAAGCTGCTATACTGCCTTCCGTAATTTTATTGGCAGAAGCCCCTATTTCTGTCAATATTTTTTGCTCTTCCGCCGTAAATTCGTGCGCCATTGCGAACAATTCCGCCCCTTCTCTTTCAAGGGTTTCTTTCTGTTCGGATAGCTTTTTGTATTCCGGGTTATCGACTTGTATAGTTTCATTATAGAAAGTTGCAGGTCGGCCATATCCACCTTCCCTAACGCGCTGTACAGTTTGGGTAAGTTTTTCGGGTGTATTTTCTAACTCTAATTCTTTCTGTAATGCTTCTTTATACTTTTCGGTTGCCGTTTCGGTTGCCGCCAAAGCCTTAGCCTTAAACATTTGGGCTTCTATAAACTTTTCTTTGTTGTCGATAAGCAATTTTTCGGCTTCGGCTACGCTTTTTACCGATACACCCAAATCCTCGAATTTATCCCGATTGTCTTCGATAAATTTTTCTTTGGCTTTTATGTTATCCCCCAAACGGTTATAAGTTGCCGATAATTCCAATATGGAAGCAACCGGATTTATTGCCGTTTCTACGACCTTCGAATTAAATTCTTCTTGTGCTTTCTTGGCTTCCCTCGTTTTGCTTATATATTTCGATACAAGGGTAATTACCGCCGTAATCGCTACCGAAAGCCCCAAGGTAAGAGTAGCCATTAACGCCTTTGCCGCAACGTTAGAAATACCCAGCGCAACGCTCATACGGGTAATAGCTGCCGTATAAAGGTCTTTTGCCTTACGAAGCGTTACTAACATAAATGCTTCGTCTTTGTCTAACATTAACTGAACTTCGCGTAAGCCTATGGTTATAGCCATTAAAGACTGAATTTTAACCATAATCTTTTGCATATTCTCGTTTTCGCCGGCAAACAGGCTTACCGCACCTTGGGCGGCGGAAAAGGCACCGGCAACGCCGGAAATACCGGAAATAAGACCTTCCCAGCCGCGCTCGCCTTTCTTCAAAATATTAGCCTGCGTGGTTACTGCGTCCATAGCTTCGCTAAGCTGGCCGAACCGTGCCTGTAATTTGGCGTACGCTTCCGAATTGGTTTCGCCGGCAAGTTCCATAGCGGCCAACTCCTCGCGTACTTCCCGTAGCTGGGTGCGGAAGGTCTTTTGCGCTGCTGCGTTCTTCTGTACTTCTTCGTAACGCTTCTTAAATGCGCGTTCTTCCTCGGCGAGTGCGTCGGCCGATTCTCCAATTTCTTGCAATAGCCGTTCGCGTAGCTTTATTTCATCGGCTATCTTCTTTTGTTCGTCGGTTTTGTGTCCCGACTGTCCGTAAATCTTGCTATATACGCCCCCGGCTTCGGCTCCAAGTCTTGCATATTCCTTTTTCAAATCGGAAATAGCGTTACTATGGGTTGCCGCCATAGCGTCTATATCTCTAAATGCTGCGTCGATTTGGGCGGCAATTTCCTTAAAAGCGGCTTCCATTTGTTCGCCACCTTCTACGGTCGCGTCCGTGAACCCCTGTATTCGCCTTTTGGTTTCGTCCAATGCGCTATTTATTTGCCCGTTATTCGCAATTATATCGAACTCCAAGGCACCGCCTTTTATATTCATCGGATAAGGTTATTTATTTGTTGTAAAATACTTTCGGCGTTCTCGCTGGTTATCTTGGTCGCTTTGGTATCTGTGCTTCCGTCTTCGTCGTCGGCAATACTTGGCGCGTCAATTAACAACCGTTGCACAATGGCCCATGCTACGCCGTGATGTAAGTAATCCCAAGTCCAGCCAAGGTGGGCGCAAATCGAACCCCGGCGGCCATAGGGGCTATTTAGCCCGGTTACTCTATGCGCTCCGTCCTCGGTTGGGTCGTCCTTGCGCCGCTCTGTAATCGCATAGAGTTTATAAAATCCCCTAAGTTGCTTACGCTGGTTATGGCTTCGGAAAGCCCTACCAATTTGGAAGGCTTTATAGTGTGGAAGAAAAGAGCCGTAAGCCGGGCTAACTCCTTATCGTCGTTATATTTCCTAATCCGTCCGCCCGTACCGACTTCGGTAACGTGGTAATCTTCGCCCAATACGGCAATAGCGATTATTCGGGCCATACGTGCGGCGTTATCTTTGGCTATCCGTTTAGCTTCCGCCAAGGTTTCCGTTCCGCCGGCCGTAAGTCGGTCTTCGTTTACCTCCATTTCTACCCATATCGCGCTAAGCCTGTCAAGAACCGAAAGCGTAGGTTCCTGTATTTCGAAATCCTCTTTTACCGTAACTATTTCGGGGCGTTGAAAGAACCCTTTAACGCCTTTCTTACGTCGGCGAACTTTGTGCGTAACGCTGAACTTTATACCCTGCTTTACCAAAAGGTTAAGTTCTTCGCGCTCTAACTCAAAATCCGTTTTTTCTCTTATGTTATCTTCGTTCATATCGTTTTATACTAAGAAAGCCCCCCGAAACTTTCATTTGGGGGGCTTTCGGGTTCGAACAAGGATTTTCCCCGCTTTATCCCTATGCGCTTTCGCCGGCCATAAGTGTAGCGGTCATTTTCTTAATTCCTGTTTTGGTCGGCTGCAATACGGTACCGGCAACCTCGATAAGAAGAATACCGCTTTTGCTGAAAGTCGCGTTAATCTTGCTTACGAGTTTCATGCGCGGAATCTCGAATTTAAGGCCCTGTTCCGGTGTAATGCGTACCGACTTTTCGACTACGGGGATTTTATCCGGGGCTTCCCATTTATCCTGCGTATCGGAACCGTTGCCGGCCGTTCCTGTCCCGCCCAAAAGGTCAGCAAGAACCGTAACCGAAGGGTTCATAATCGAAAAGTTAAAGTTCGTCTTCCCACCCCGGCTAATGCTTACTACGGGGTCGTCCACTTCTTCTGCGTAGTGGTCGGTCGTTTCCGGGTCTTCCTGCGTCATCGTGCAGGTGTCTTGGTAGGTATAACCCAATACCGCCAAAGTGTCCCCCATACCGCCGTCTTCGGCAATTGCACCTACCTCAATCTTGGAAAGGCCGATAGTATAAGTTTTCTTTGCTTCTGCCATTGTCGTAAATTTTAATTAGTTCGCTGTATGTTCCATTCTACCCGCAAGTTGTTGTAATGCTCGTTAATGCCCGGTTCTTTAATTATGGTTTCCGTAGAAACACGAATAGTCAGCCCGGTAATGTTCGCCGATTTTAGAACCGATATAACAATAGCCGTTAGTTCGCGTATTCGCTCCCTATGCGCCTTAAATTGTTCGGTTCGGCATATCCTTTCCTTTTTGTCGGGGACGTGGATATTTACGTTTGAAGTTCCGGTTTGCGGTACTTCGTGGTTTAGAAATAAATTGTTTATAACCACGTCTTCCTTCCCGGAATTATCCGGCCGTTCGCCCTGCACGTATATTCCGCCGCTAAGGGCCTTTTTCAATTCGTCCGAAGCGTTCAGAATCTCAAAAAGAATATCATCGGTTTCTATACTTTGCATAGCTATCTGTGTTAAATCCATAACCGGCAATGAAGCCGGCCGGGGTCGAACTTTTCACAAGTTCCGGTTACTACAACTAAGCCCGTTGCTTTGGCTGCTTCGACAAAATCGGTATTCGCAAGTTGGCTAACTTCTACTTCTTCCCGCGTTACTATTACCTGCGTGCCTTCGGGAATTTTGGCCGTACCTTTCGGTAGCTGGATAAGCGAAGCGAATACGCGGGTTTCTCCGTCGGCGGTCTGAATTGTCGAACCTTTACCGTTGGTTTCTTCCCGGCAAGCTGCTTTTAACTCCCATGCGGCGGCGGGCGTTTCCCAAGAACCGTTAGGTAATTGGACGCTTTCGCCGTTGTGCTGCAAGGCGTACAGGTATTGCGGGTATTGGTAGGAAGTCGTTACCATACGTTACTTTTATTCCGAATTTTGGGCTTGCTGGCCGGCGTAATGCCTAATTCGGCGCAAGCCGCGTTATACCAAAGTTTGATAGCGTCCCAATTCCAACTAATGGAATACCCGCCTTCCCCGATATTAGCAAGGGGGATAAGCGTTGTAAACTCGCGGCAAATGGCCGTTTTTGCCTTCCGTACGTCTACCGGTGCGTCCGGGTCGGGGATAAGGTTGCTTTGGTTGCAAAGTATCAAATCCACGTCGTCCGCCGTTAGCTGGAATCTGCCGACCGTCTTAGTTATCCATTCTTTGTAAGTCATTGGTAGCGGGTGTTAGAATAGGGGCGACCGTTGCCGGCCGGCCCCGTCTTCGTTAGTGTGTCCAAGTGCTGTTAGAAGTGTCCAGAAGGAAGGAACGGCCCGAAGAAAGCCAAGCCGGGAAAGCGTTTGCAATTCCTACGGTAACTTCTTCGATAGGTTCCTCGGTGGAATACTTCTTTACGCAAGTGTGGCCGTTCATAGCTTTGATAGCTACGGAACCTTTAAGGTTCATATCGGCCGGCTTCTTCCAATAGGTCGAACCGAGTACCTTGCTTTCGCTGAACATTACCACGTTATCGGCGAACGGGTTGCCGGTAATACGGCTTCCGTCGTCTTTCTCGATAGTAATATCTTGGTCGATAACGACGACCTGCAAGCCGCGCAGGTACGCCAAACCTTTCATAGCCGCGTTTACCTGCTCCAAGCTCGGCGTTTGTGCGATGTTCAAGGCGTTAGCCGCGAACGAAGCGCAAAGTTTCGTTACTTCCTCGGTCTGAACCATAAGCGCGAAGGTGTCAAGGTTCATAAAGGCGTACTTCAAGCTAATACCCTTCTTCTTGGCCTTAGCCACGATAGCCTTAAAGTCCTTGCTAAACGGTTTTGCGCCGGTGGTGTTCCAAGCGGCCGAGCCGGTCTGAAATCCTACCTTCTGCGTTGCGTCGATTTGATAATCTACGTCGTATTCGGTAATTACGCTATTGTTGTTGTCGTTGGTAAGCGTTACTTTACCCAACGAAATAGACTGCAACGCAATCCATTCCAAGCGGGCGGCCACCCCGTCCCAGCAGTACTGCGTATCTTCGGCCCACGCTTCTACCAACGCCCGAAGGTCGGGGTTCGCGGAAGTCATGGCGACCATAATGTCGTATTCGTTAAGCTCGTTTTCGTCCTTGGTGCGCTTAATAGCCACTTTCGGAATATCGCCCTGAATACGCGCAATAGCTTCGCGGGTCTTCTTGTTGATACTTGCGCCACGCGCTACAAGGTCGCCGGCAATCTTTAACCCTACCTGCGCTTCAAGGGCTTTCCACGTAAGCGTGTAGTTCTCCTTCAAGGGGAACAAGGTAGGATAGTAATACGGTTTAAGGTCGTAGGTATTAACTACGGCCTGCATATCCCTTTCGGTAATGCCAATCATTAAGCTCCTTTGCATAACTTTTCCCGATTAAATTAGATAAACTGAATACCGGTAAGTTTGGCTTTCACTTCGGCACCGATAGGCGGGATATTGCTTTCCCGAAGCTGCCCGATAGTTACGGCGTTTACGATATGGTTGCTAAGCGCGTCCACGTCGTAGCTTTCGCCTACAAGGGCTACCGGTGCGTATTTGAAAGCTGCCCCCGAAGCCCCGGCCTTGGCTGCGAGGTAAAGCGAATCGCCGGCTTTTGCGGCAACTCCAAGGGTTGTACCTACCGTAAGGTCGTCTTTGGCCGCGTCGCCGCTGTTTGTGGCGATAGCGGTAATAGCGTAAGCCGCTTTACCGGAAGCCAGCATAAGCACGTCGCCGACTTTGAAGTTATGGCCCTTCTTTACGGTGTAGGTGGTAGCGGAGTTCGTAGCGTCGTCCGCAAGAACGGCTACTTTCACTACATGGTAAAGCCCGTTTTCGTCCTTTCCTACCGGCGTACCTTCGTGCAGAACTTTCTGCGTAAGGTCGGCGGCTGAAACGGTAATACCGTTCGGAATATCGGCGAGCTTGTGGGTAAACGCGCGGATAACGCGGTTATCTTTTTTCCTGTCGATTCTAAGCATTTTACAAGTGTTTAAGCGTTAAACCTCTTTGCCGCCCAAGCCTTTATTTTCGGCTTCTGCGGCCTTTGCCTGTATGTAGCTTTCTACGCCCGCGCTTACTCCGTCCTTGTTGGGGGAACCAAGTACCGGTTTTTCGTGAAGGCTTAGGCCCCGGTCTGCCAACTCTTGGCCGAAGGCTGCTACGTCGTTCTTGGTTTCGGTCAGATACTCGTTAAAGGCGTTTTCGTCGGCAAAGCCGCCAAGTTTGGCTACCCTGTCGAAATCTTTAAGAACCTTAGCTTTGTAGGCTTCGGGTACGTCGGCAAGCTCTTTAACAAGCGTTTCCCGGCGGCTGGCGGTTACGGCCGCGCTTTGAAGGCTCATTACTTCGGACTGCAAGCCCTTAGTAGCTTCCTTTACGGCGTTCGTAATCATTGTTTGCACGGTTGCGGTGTCCAAGGTTCCGGCCGGTGCGGGTGGGGTGCCGCCGTCTTCCGGTTTCTTTTCCACAAAGTCGTACTTCTTGCGCAGGTTGTCCTCGCGCGTTTTGTTCGCTTTGTCTATTTCCGCGTCCGCGTCTTTGCGCCAATCCGCTATAAACTTCGCTACGGCTTCGGCGGTAAGTTTACCTACGATACCGGTAGCTTCTTCCTTGGTATTAACCTGCATGGCGATAACTCGCGCAAGCTGGTTAAGCCCGTCTTTTCGCACGCCCGGAAACTGTGTTTCAAGTAGTGCTACAATTTCGTTTAGTTCCATTTTGATTTTTGGGATTTAATTAAACCTGCAACAAAGAAACGTATTATAGTAATACGATTATTCGCATAGCGTTGCAAGTTCTTTACACTCGTTTCAACAATTCAACCGTAGGGGCTGGGCCGCTTCTTGTTCGGCTGTTACTGAGTAAGTGATTTTACGAATAACCGGCAATGCAGTGTAAAGAATAGCAAAAGAAGGCGATTTTAGCGCGTTTTATTCTCCAAACAAGGAAATATACCAGCCAACCGCATAAAGTCGAACAGCGGGCACGAAAAAGGGCAAAAATGGGTATTCTTGCTTCGTCCGTTATCCGGCCCCTCTCGAAAAAGTGGAAAACGGGAATTTTGTTACCGCCGTATTGCTATCATCATTCCGCCGGTTGAATTATCAACATAGCGGCGGTTACTATCATCATTCCGAAATGTTGGTAGTTAATGTTGCAAGCTATTCCGAAATGTTGGTAGTTGGAATTTTCAAGAAAGAAGAAAGTTTTTCCCTTGCATCCCTTTTCAAAGAATAAAGAAATTAGTTATTATATAATATTATATATATGTGCCCCAAGCCTGCCCCTGCCCAAGAGCTGGCCTGCCCCTAAATTTTGAATGTCTTATTTGTTGATATATAGAAACTTATACCCTATTACAAAACTATAATTCCGCCTACTTTTTTGCGCGAATTTCTGGGGCTTGGCTGGGGCTGCTCTGCTGCTGGCCTGCCCCTCGTTTGCTGCTGCCTAACTGCTGGGCTGGGGCTGGTCTGCTCCTTCTTAGGGGTTGGGTAGCTCCTGCCTTGCTCCTTGCTCGATTTTTCGCCGTAAAATAGTGCTATTTAGTGTTTTTGCAGTATATTTGCAACGTTTCCGGGGAGAAATCCGGGAACGTGTACGGAAGCGTATAGGTATCTAAGTTTGAAAATCGCCAAATTGAACAACGCAGATAGACCTATTAACGCCTGCTGGCTGTATATCATTCTTCGATATATCGCTAAGCGTGGGTTTGGTTTATATCTGCACGGCGTTTGGCGATGCCTCAAACTTGTAAACCGATAAGGCCCACGCTTTCTGCGTTTAGTAATTGCCTGTTCGGGTTCTTGGGGCGCAAATGCAATTTTATGAAACATTTTTTTCTTTCCCTGCTGGGTTTGCTTCTATTTTTCAGTTGTTCGAAAAGCAACGAAGACGGCCCCAATGATGTAAAAGTTACGGTATCTACAAGCGAAAACACTATATACAACGGTATAGAAACTACATTTTCGGCAAATGTTAGCCAAGATGTTAGCGAAGTAGTATTTTATTTCGACGGGCAAAATATCGGTTCCGATATAACCGCCCCCTATACACTCCAATATACCCCAAAAGACATAACGCCGGGAACCCACAAAGTTACTTGTGTTGCAAAATTGGGGAATAATAATTATAGCGGCGAAACTACCGTAACAATGGTTTTGCGATTGGGGGACGAATACCAAGGCGGCAAAATATTCTACCTCGAAGCGTCGGGGGAACATGGGCTTATAGGTTCAACGTCCGATTTATCGTATAGCGGGGAATTTGGCGAAGAAATACGTTTTTCGTGGGGTGCTGAAACTCTATTAGGTACAACCAAAAATAACGGGAAAGAAAATACCGCACTTATGGCCGCTAATGCTCCTTCGTCAGGATATGCAGGCTACCATTTTAAGAACGGCGGATATACAAAAAATGGTTATTCGGATTGGTATATACCAAGTATTGACGAATTGGAAATACTTAAAGAAAATAAAGCCTATGTAGGTGGATTTTCAAACGCTACCGATTGGCAGGCCATGTATTGGTCTTCTTCTGAAAGCTCAGAAACAAAGGCTTATATTCTCAATTTTAACGCCCTTATGGGTAGTACAAACGACAAAGTAAAAGTATTTTTAATTCGTCCCATTCGTAAATTTTAATCTTACGTGTAACTGATACCATAAGCCCCAATTTACGGGGCTTGTTTTCTGCTTATTTCCGTATTATTGTAATACGAAATCGGTATTTTTTGCTATTTTCGCCCCGCCTAAGAACAACTATTTTTGCGAAACGCTTGCACAAGCAAAAAGGAAAACGTACTTTTGTAGTGCTTATCATTTTGGAAGGCGTGCGGAAGCTCGCCAAGTTGTGCGGGCGTTTTTTATGCTTGCTTATTTGCTCCCGACATTTATGTCGTTAGCAAAATATATACGGCTTCGTACCCCCGTGTAGCTGGTTAATGCCGCTACGGCCTTCCAAGGTGATAAGCAACGGGAAAGGCGGGGCCGTTTTTCTTTCGCCTAATCCATTAAACGCTTATCATAATGGAACAAAAAACTATTTCGAACGCTACGGGCGTTCAAATCTTCAAAAATCCACAATTTGGACAATTACGAACCGCTGGCACTTCTGAATGTCCGCTTTTTGCTGCTACTGATTTATGCAGAATGCTTGGATATTCCAATACAAGTAAGGCAATAAACGACCATACCGAACCGGAAGAACGGTATAACGTTTCGTTAGAGCGTGGCGGAAAGATGTTGTTTATTACCGAAAGCGGGCTTTATACTTTAATTTTTAGAAGCAATAAACCCGACGCAAAAGGTTTCCGCAAGTGGGTAACGTCGGAAGTCCTACCGACCATTCGGAAAACGGGCGGGTATTCGGTTCATGATAAGCCAACGCAAAAAACGCCGGTAAAGAAGTTGCGGCAAGCTGCCGACGTTTACCCTATAATTCCCTTTTCTTCCCCTATACTTGGCGAAATACGCACACGAAATTACAATGGAACTATTTTATTCTGCTATATCGACGTTTGGAAGGCGTTAGGTTTTAGCTGCGGCACTTTGTTGAAACGGTATTTAGACGGGGCAAGGTTCCGTTATTTGGAAACCCCAACGAACCAAGGAATACAAATAGCTGGATATATTGACGAAGAAAACCTTTCGCGTTGTATATTCCGGTGCAAGGATAGGAATTTGGCCGCTTCTATGGAAAATTTGGTAGAAACCCAAATTTTACCTTATTACGAAGGCGGGAACGTGGCAATAGACGAACCCGCAAAACCTAAACTAATTGAAAAAACAAAACTTTGCCCGGAACTTGCGGAAATTATAGGGGAAGTATTCGTAGTTATCGAGAAGTTTAACGATTACAAATTAGCGGCTGGCTTAACGTCCGAAGAATTTTTACCTATTCACGTTGCCGAACAATCGCTTTGCCAACTGAAAGGCGCACTTAAAATACTGTACGACCATGCCTATATACAAGACTTGGAACGGCGGACTTTGCCGGATTAAAGAATAAAGATTATTTTTGCAAAAACCGGGTGCCGATGGTCGCAACGTGGTAGCGGGGCGGGCCGAAAGGTCGGTATATTGTAGGTTCAACTCCTACCGGTATTCGGTTTAGGGGCCATCCAAAAGGTAGCCCCTATTTTATTAACCGGTAATCGTGCGTATTCATATCCGATTCATTAACTACGCCCCACGATTTGGCGACGTTAGCCGTTACGCCTTTGTACTTATAATTTGGGTGTACTACGACCTTTATAACCTTGCCTTTCTCGTAAGGGTGGGTATAGACGTAAACCAATTCCTTAGAATTTAGGTCTTCGTAAATATGGGTCGGCGCGTTTATGGCGGTTTCTATTTCCCCGTATCGAGTAATTGCTACGGTGGCCCCTTTGCTTTCTTTGGGGTGGCCTATATATTTTAATACTGTCCTATCGAGAACTATAATAGTTTCCGTTTCCAAACTATGGCCCTTCTTTGCCATATCTTCGCGTACAATGTCGTCTACCCGTCCTATTTGCTTTACTTGCCCCATGCTGCGCCCGGTCTTAAATAGTGTATCGGCGAACTGCTGTAAGGTTCCGGCAAATAAGGATAATACTTTCTTCTGTTGGGTAAGTGCTATTATACCTTTGTTGTCGCCTACAAAATCGGGTTTTACTTTGGCTGCTCTTAATTGTCGTTGTTTTGTATCAATCCATTGTATTAGTTCTTTCGGTACCTCTACGACTTGTTTACTTTTCCGGTCTTTCGGCTGCCATTCTTCCAATTTCTTAGCCCGCTTAGCCTTCAAGTATTTGCCGAAGTCTTGGGGCGTTATGACGATAGGAACCATAACACACCGGCAATTAGGGTGCCACCCCGTCCATCGGAAAGTCTTAGGGTATCGGCCTGCCATAGTATCGCAAATGTCTACAAGCCGCTTTACCTTACCGTTTACGGTGGTCGTATGGTTGTTACTTAGCCGAATTTCATACCCGGTAATAAGTGGGTTATTTTGGTAGCTTTCCCACTCTGCACGACGGTAGGCGGCGTTCATTTCGGTACGAACCAAGCGCAAGGCGTTTTTATACGCCGACCTATATACGCCTTGGCCGGGGTGGTACTTTTTCGCCGCTTCGCTTAGTTCAAGGTTCCCGGTTTCCTTATTCCGTACCCGTCGAAATAATGCGTTAGGATTATTCAAATAACCCTTTATCCCGCTTGCTATTTCTTTTGCTCCTTTACCTTCAAGTATGCCGTTTTGTATAATTGTTTCAAGTTCTTGTTTGGCATTGCCTGTTAGGTTCCATACGCGCGAAGACAATGTAAGCCCCCCACGTTCGGCTGCTGCGAAAGCGTGAGCGGTCATACCTTGCGCCCTGCGTTCCTTTGTTGCGGCTTCGCAAAGTTCATTTATAGCCTTTCGTTTATCGTCCGTTGTACCTAATTGGGCAAGTATCGGGATTCGTGCGTCTTTTTCTCCTTGGATATATCCACGTTGTACGCCGTTTTGAATAATTATACCGGCCTTAGTTGCAAGGTCGCTTAGGTATTGATTAAGTCGTTTTTCGGCGGCCGGGTTTCCTTTCCAAGTGAAAGTATCGCCGGCTTCTATCGCTTTGCGGACTTCGGCAAGTTCCAACGCTGCACGGTAAGTGCGCCCGTACAGGTTGGAAAGTTGCCGTTCTATGTTGGCTAAATATTGTATTAACTTTTTTCGTTGTTCGTCCATTACTTAAAGCTGGCTACGGCTTGCGCCAAATTTTGTTTTAATAACCCGTTTAATTCGTTGCAAGGCCCGCTAATTACGTCGTAGCCTTTACTTTCGACGTATAGGGCGTAGTCGGCCCCGGCAACAACTACGGCGACAATAGAGTTAGGCCAATTTGCGGCAGCTTGTTCAGCTACTTTTTTACCGAGGGCGGCTCCTTCACTTCCTTTTTCTCCGTTTCTTGCTTCGAAGTTATCCGTAACCTTCTTCCCGTGGTCGTATATAACAAACCCAATAGAACCGCGCAATAGCCCGGAATCGTCTATATAATTGGGTTGGTGTGGAATGTTTCTAAATTCCTCGGACAACGAAGGTAAATTTCTTGCATTTTTTACGGTGTCTAAACATGCTAATTCTATCGCTTGTATAACTGCGTCCTGTATGTCTTCCACCTTTGCGTAAACTCCTTCAAAAAGTTTATCTATGTCGAATTTTGCTACTATGTTACCCATATCTTAAATCGTTGGTTCTTGCCCTAAAAGGTCGTTATACATTTGCCCGCCTTCTTCGCTTTCGATTTGGGCTATTTCTTCTTCTGTGTCGTTTACCCAGCCCAACTGTTGTACGGCCGTCTTCCGCGAACAAATAGCCTTCTGACCGGTGGCCGAAAGAAGAAGGTTTACGTTCGCCGCTTCGTCCTCAATCATAAACGGTACTATTTCGGGTTCGATAATAAGGCTACCGCAAGCGTCTACAAAAGCCTTATCCTTGGCGTTCATTTGTGCTAAAAACGCCTGTATTACGCTTAATCGACGCTGCAAATAATCGTCGAACACCTCGCATTTGTCCTGTACTTTTAGGTGCGCGTCCATAAATAGCAACTTCAAGGCTACACCCGAAACGGCCCCGATACCCTTTACCGAATCGAAAGCAATATCCGGCGTTTGCGTAATGGTGTAAATCATACGCAAAAGGGTTTCTATCTCTAATTTGACGCTTTCGGGGGCTTGCGCCCAGCTTAGATATTGTGCGGTCGCGCCTTCTTCGCCCTCGATAACGGCCCCGCTTTCGCCCTTCTTGGCCCAACCCAAAATAGTACCCGTAGTAAAGATTTTCGGGCTTGCGTGGTAGTCGTTGGTATCGGCGAAATTGGAAAGCAACTTTTCCAAGCGGTCTATAAGGTTCTGCACGTCTTCCCATTCTACGGCAGGCTGGCGGCCATAAATAACCGGAATTTTGCCTATTTGGTTCTTCTTGGGGTAGCCGTCCAATAATTGCCATTGGTTGCTCGTAAGCGTCCATTTCCGTATTTCGGTATCGGTATAGGTTTCGAAATAGGTATGTTTTACCCCCGCGCTATCCTTTACGACGTATTCGCGGGAGAAAGCTACCATATCGCCCGTTTCGTCGAAGTAAGGGTAAAGCCTATCGCCGAACAATGGGCTAAAAATGGCTACCCGAAGTTTGTGCGTCGAATCGAAGCCGTAGTTTTTCGTCGGTTTCTCCACCGGGTACCAAAGTTCGGCCGCTTCCGTACTGCTGTAAATGGCCCGCGCTACCTTGCGGTTAAGGGTTCGGCTTTTGGTGTCGAACAAAACGCGCTTTACAGCCTTCAAAACGTCGGCTTCCTTAGTGCCTTCTTCCGGTTCCGCGTTAAGGGTTACGGGGTTTCCAAACGTGAAGGCTACGGCCCGCTTTACTATAAGTTTCTGAATCGCCAAGGCTACGCGGGCTACCGGCTCAATACGGAAGTTTTCGGTTTCCCCGTCGCCATTGGTAACGGTCTTTATGTTCTTCTTTTCTTCGTCGTTTATATCGAAGTCGGAAAGGTCTACTTTTACCTTCTTATCCCTACGCTTTACAGGGTCGTTTACGTCGTGGCCTTTGGGGTCAAGCTGGGCGATATATTCGGCCGCGTTCGGTTCGGTCGCATTACGCCCGTTCTTCAATTCGGCAATAGCGGTACTATGGTTTTCGCCTGCCAAAAGTTCGTTAAGCTGCTTGCTATTCATTTTGTTGTTATTTTGATAGTTAAACATTATGCGAAATATCCGGCCGCGCTTTTCTTGCCTGTAATGGGCCGTTGCTCTACGGTTCCGGTTAATGCGTCCGGCGCGTCGTCGTGGGCGTTCTTGCCGACTTTCATATAGTGCGTAAGGGCTTGGTAGAAGTCGGGCCACATTTGCGCCCACCCGCGCGGGAAATAGGTAAGGGTTTGTACTTCCGCGCTATGCGTGAATATGCGTACTGCCTTGTTTTGGCTTTGGTGGAACCACTTAATACGGGTTTTGTTGTTACCCATTAACCGGGCTTGCTTCTCTACATTACGCGCGAAACCCCGGCCGCCGTTGTTACTCTCTACTACGGCCAATTCTACCGCGTGTTTGGTTAGCATTTCGGCCGTTTTGGGTTCGGTGTACTCCATAGGCTTAGCCGTATAAAGCACGTCCAAAACAAAGTTTCCTATCTCGGTTTCAAGGTAGGTTATCGAGCAAAGGAAATCCGCGCCTTCGTCCGCCGTATCGGTATAGTTCTTAACCTTCCGTAGCTTGGTGGCCGGTAGTATGTCGTATTCCTTAAATGGGTTTTCGTACATAAGGCCCTGCAAGGGTTTCGGGTCTTGCTGGTAAAGGCTTTCGAATACATGCGGGTTTCGGGTGCGTATGGCTTCCAACTTTTCTAAATTGTGGCGTTCGGGCCATAGTGCCGTACCTTCTTCGCGCGGGTCGTATTCGGTAGGTGCGCCCTTCTTAATCGCTTGGTATGTTACTACTACCCACCCGTTCGGATTGTTTACCGGGTCGTATATTCCTTGCTGCTCCAATAGGCGACCGGCTAAGTCCTTTTCGTGCCAGCGGGTAAATACTATAAGCTGCTGGCTATTGTTGTGTAATCGGGTTTCGGCTACCGTGTCGTACCAATCTTCGATAGCTTCACGAACAACCGCCGACCAAGCCGTTTTAGCGTCCTTATAAATGTCGTCCATTATAAGGGTATCTACCGGTTCGCCGGTAAGCGGGCCACCTACGCCGACGGTCTTAAAGCCGCCCCGGTGTTCTACTATTTCGCATTCGTCGGCATTGCGAAGCCATGCGCCGGCAACGGTCGTAATGTTCGATGAATTAAGGCGCGTTTCCGGGAATATTTCGGCATATTCCGGCGTGTCTATAATACGCTGTATTTCGCGGTTGAACTTGCGGGCCTTCGGAGCCGAATAGCTTACGACGGCTATTTTATTGTCCGGGTTCCGGCCAAGTATATAAGCCGGAAGGCGGCGCGTAGAACCTTCGCTTTTGCCGTGCTGGGGCGGCATGAATACCATTAGCTTTTTAATCTTTCCTTCTGCGAATAAGGTTAGAACGTGGTAATATCGTACATGAAATTCGGCCGGGTCGAAAGTAGGCATAGTAGCACGTGTAAACGGCAAAAGGTCGGTACGTGCTTCGCGTATCAACCTTTCCCGCAATGCGGCTATATACTCTATTTTCTCTTGGCGTGTCATTTACCTAATTTCTTTTCCAATTCGGCTATACGTGCGTCTAATTCTTCATCGGAAAGCTGCCCGAACAAATCCTTACCGTCCTTGCCCGTTACTTCGTTGTTCTGCCTGTTCTTCCAATTCTCCGGCTCCCCGTTGGTAAGTGTAAAGATTATTGCGGCCGTGTCCGGCTGGAAATGTTTATCTACTACCTTCTGTTCCTTTATTCGGGGTATTTCCTTCCCGTTTACGTCGAACTTACCGGAACCAACCGTAGTAATGTGCCGTTCCTGCACCGTGTACCCCTGTATCTTTTTAAGAAGGCTTCGTTTGGCTTCGACGACAAAGACCGCCATACGTTCCGCTTCGGCCTTTTTTATAGCGTCGGAAAACTCGGAAAACTCCTTTATCCAAGTGTAGTAAGTATCGGGGTGTATCTTGACCATACGGCATACTTCCGCCACCGTGTAGGTGTCGGTAGCGATAAGCGAACATATCTTTTCGGCTATCTTCTTATTGTATTTCGTAGGTCTTCCCATTCTACAATTTTGTTATTACTACTTCGGGGTCGTACTTCTTAATTCGGTCTAATATGATTTGGCAATACTGCGGGGAAATCTCGATACCGAAGCAGTTGCGTTCCAATTGGTGCGCGGCTATAAGGGTGGAGCCGGAACCTAAAAAGAAGTCTATTACCAAGTCGAACGCGCGGCTACTGTTACGGATAAGTCGGCCGATAAGTTTTACAGGCTTCATTGTCGGGTGGTCTGCGTTCTTCATCGGCTTATCTTCGTGAATAATCGTACTTGGGTGTTCGTTATCGTTCTGCAACTCCTTTACATAGGCTAATAGTTCCTTCTTTGTCATTGCGTCGAAGTCTACCTTATCTTCTATTACCGTGTGCTGGGAACGGTCGTTAATAAAATAATGCGGGCCGCCGTCCTTCCACCCGTAAAGTATCGGTTCGTGCTGCCATTGGTAATCCTGCTTTCCGATAACGATGTTATTTTTTACCCAGACAAGGTGCTGTTTATAGAGGAATCCGGCCCCGGTAAATCCGGTAATAAACGGCACCGCTTTTAATGCAGCGTGGAAAACATAGATAGCCGCGCCGGGCTTGCAACTTTCATATAGGGAAGCGTGTATATCTCCCATGAAAGCCGTAAAATCGGCGTCGCTCATATTGTCGTTCTTAATGTCCGTTTGTATGCGGTTCCCCCTGTCGGTATTGTTCAAATACTCGTTTTTGCTGGCATAGTCTACGTTATACGGCGGGTCTGTTACAATGCAATCGGCCTGCATACCGCCCATAAGTCGGCGTACGTCCTCAATTTTTCGAGTATCTCCGCATAATAGGCGGTGGCAAATGGCCCCTTTACGAATTTCGAAAAGGTCGCCTTCTTTTATGTCCGTTTCTACGTCTTCGGAGGCCGGCGGTGTAAATCCGTCTTCGGTTAATTCCCGTTCCGGTTCTTCGGGTTCTGCAAACTCTGTAACGCCCCATTCTTCGGGGGATATTTCCCACCTTTCAGCCGCTTGGGTAAGTGCCGTTTCGTCCCAATCCAAATTAGCGACCCCGGTCGCATTGTCGGCTAAGGCCAGTTCGCGCCCTTCCCGCGTGTCTAAATCTATGTCGGTACGTTTTACCGCTACTATTTCTTCGCCGGTGGTTTCGACTATCAACACCTTTTCTAAGCCGATTTGCCCGGCATTTTCTACGGTTTTATTCCCGGCTATAATACGGTTGTTCTTATCCAAAAGAATAGAACGGCCCGCCCCGAATTGGCGCAGGCTCTTTTCTATTAAACTTTGGCCGAACTGCGTACCCTTGTTAAAATTTACGTCGTCCGGTATAAGTTGGGCTATATCCGCTTCTATAATCTTCTTCGGTGCCATAGGCTCTACGCGATGAAGTGGAATACCAAGCGGGACAATAGTACGTTAAGGACACCGGCAAGAACACCGACTACTGAAAAAATGAAATCCCAAACTTCCGGGGTTCCTTTCTTACTGAATTTGTCGTAAAGCTCTTTCCCGGCGGCGGCTGCAATCCCAGCGCAAAGACCATAGAAGACACCGAAAAGCCCCACGAAGAAGGCGATAATAAAGCCGGCCGCTAAATGCAGCCATTTGTCCGAACTGAATAAGTAGCCCTTAAAGGTCGTAAGGGCCTGTAAAATCTTCTCTTTCATACCTGCGTACGTTTATTAGTGTGTAAATATTCGCGTTACGCAAAAATAAAAGAAGCGCATTACTATAATACGCTTCTTTATCCAAGAATAATTAAAAAGTTACCAACATAAACGGGGGATATATGCCTGTATAACCTGCTGGAAGTCTTCTAAGGAACGGCAAACGATGTACTTATTACCGTGCGCTTCGGCCAACGCTTGCCACTCCTTTTGCGTGGGTGTTTGCCGGCTGCTTTTGCTGGGGGTCTTAAACTCGATACAAAGGGAATGAAACCCGCCGGAAGGGTAAAGCAGAATAAGGTCGGCAACCCCAGCCGTTACTCCTTCGCCCTTCATAATCGCGGCTTCCTTCGCGTTTCTCGCCCCGCCGTTCGGAACCGCGAAAAGAAGGCGGCCTATTTTCGGGTACTGCAACCGGAACCAAGTAACGCAGTCCTTCTGTATTTGGCTTTCTATATGTCGCATATTATTCGGTTTCTTTTTCGTACAAGTGGCAAGCAGGGTTAGTTACCTTTATCCGTTTCAATCCGTTACCCGTTCTTCGGCTCTTTTGAAGAGCGCAACTTTGCACTATCTTCGTGCTATGGTCGTTTAATTCCCAACGCTGGCGGTGCTTACAAGTCCGGCAAGTCGGTAATTCCTGTTTGGCTCCGGTCTTAACGGCGGCTATAAATTTGTCGTAATCCATAGCCGAATATGCCTTTAACCAATCTTCGCGTACCAAAATATCGTGCTGGGGAACATAGGCGTAGAATACGCCATTTACCCGGCACCCGCCCGAAAAACGAGCGACAGATAAATACGGCTGCTTCGTAACGTCGGCAACTACTATAACTTTGTCTGTGTCGAACATACCTATTCGTATTTTACCGTTAATAAATACTGTTGCACCTTTTCGGCTATTTTAATTAAGCGTTCTATATCTTTGCCTACTTCCGTCCCGTTGCCGTTCTGAAAGCCTATCCAGCTTTTTTCGTCGCAGCCCCGAAGTGCTTTATTTTTAAGAACCATAATAACACCGGAAGAAAGGCTATGTAACTTTACCGCTAAATCACGTTTTTCAATGTTAAGTTTATGTATTTGCGCCTGCAAATCTGCTTCTTTATTCATAATCAATAATTTAACCACGTTTCATTATAAAGCGGCCAATAGTGCGGGCCGCAATCCAAAACCATATTTCCCGAAGGCTGAACCGTATAGCCCGGTTTATCCTTCTTAGTCCTTCTTTGAAGTTTTCAGAAAACCGGCAATACCGAACCCCGGCTTTCGTTTCTTTAAGAAGGTAGGCGTATGCTTCGCCCCGTGTGCGGAAGTATGTATTTTCGTACATAATCGCGCCGCTATGGGTTGTATTCGGCCAGCCGTATTCCTCGCATAGTTCGGCCTTTACCGCCCACCGGTCAATAGTGAATACCGGAAGGTTCCGGGCGAAGGTGTCCGGTTCATCAATCAAGGCCCGAAGTACCCCGTTTTTTTCGTCTGCTTTAATACGGGCGACAAGTTGTCCTATTCCGCTATTCTCGCCGGGTGTAACCAAAGACGAATAGAAAACTTTACCGGTTTCTATATTTATGGCTATAAGCCCGTGAACATACCCGGAACCGATACAAATACAAGCCCCGCCGTATTTTTCTTCGTTATAGATAGCTACGATATGCTTTATATCGTAATGCTGCTTTATTGCTTTGAATCCCATATACTTATTTTGTTGTTTGTTTGAACCATGCCCGGTAACAAAGTTCCAGAAGCAAATCCGAAATAATGGCTAACCCCTTGGAAAGCCATAAGCAAATCAATTGAAGCGGCACGACCGTAAAGAATACAAGCCAAAACACCATATTCCATAATAGGCCGGTTCGCCTTTTTACTTTTATCGTATAGGTAATTTCCCCTTTGTTCATACCGTTACTTTTTAGTTTCTGCTTCTTGTTTCGCCCGATAGTTTACTACCGTTTGGGCTACTCTGAAAACAAGCCCGGTTATCGCGTCGCGCTGGGCCTTCGGTAGTTTGCTTTCAAGGTTTGCAACCTGTATAAAAGTTTCCCTAATACCTTCTACCGTAAATATCCCCGCGTCCTTCATAGCGTCGTACGGTGTCCGGCGGTACCTGTAACCTTCTTGCGGAGCAGGTCGTTTGTTGTAGGCTTCAATTTCGTAGCCTAAGAACTCGTTAAATTTGTCGTCCTTAATTATGTCCTTTACTTTCATATCTTTTTTTGTATGTGTTTAGTAGCGTCGTTTCGTGAAATGGATAATAGCGAAGTCAAGGGTAAGCGCAGAAGCGAGCCCGGCCAATTCGTGGTACTTTTGTACCCGCGCGTTTTATCTGTTCCGTGAAGGCGAATAGAAAGTAGCTTTTCGCTTTTGGTCGTTTTGGCTTGGCGTATGCCGTGCGCCTGTTCTTTCGATATAAGCGGAAAACCATACTTACCGATAACTTCCTTTACCGTAATTCCCGGCCGTATTATCGTTACGTTCTCGGTGCTTCTGACGAAGCGGACTATTTCGGGGTACTCGTTGCCGGTATTGCAAAAGACCGCCTTTATATCCCTATCGACAAACCGCCGCACTATGTCGAGCAATACGGTAGAATCCTTGCCGCCGGAAAAGGAAACGTAGGGGACTTTACCCGTACGGGAAAGGAAGGCTTCTACCGCCCCTACTGCGTGGTCTATCTTTTGGCTTAGCGTCCAACCTTGGCGCGTGTTTAGTTCCTGTATTGTCATTGCTTAGGCTACTTTTAGTAATTCGGTTGTTATTTCTTCTACCAAGGCTTCGCAAAGAACACGGGCTATATTCACTTCTACCGCATTGCCGATAAACTTCTTTTGGTCGGCTTGCGTCCCTATAAGGGTGTAGTTTTCTGGGAAGCCCATAATTCGTTTTAACTCGATAATTTTTAACATTCGCATTTTTATATCGACGATACCGTAAAGGGCCATAAACTCCTTTATTTTCTTCATCTGCTCGCTATCGGTTTCGTAAATCTCTATCGCCAATTGGCCGCACTCCGTAGCGATAAGGTACGGGGGCTTTTTATCCATTTTAGCGATAAGGGTAAAACACGGCTTTTCGACGGAACCGCCGGTATTGGAATATTGGGGATTCATAAGGTACCATTTGCAGGCTATTACGCTTTGCTTTGGGTTTGTCATTATTGCCGGGCAAGGCTTATCCAAGTCTGATAATTGCCCGCCGCCGCTATAACTATTCGCTATAAATTGCGGTCTTACCACCGAAAGCCTATCTTTCGTTGTAAGGGTCGGCGAAGGCGTATTTACGGAATGATTATGCCCGTTTCCGTAATATGCCGAAAGAAATTCGGCCCCTACTAAACTATGGTGGTCTACGGTCGTAATGGTTCCCGCTACGTTGTCTACGCTGGAAACTTTGCTTTCCGGGTGTCCGCTAAAATGCTTTGCGAGAAAATGAATGTTCGCTATTCCTAACCTGTTTTGGCAAGCTACGGTAGGGCATGGTTCATCTATCGAAGGCGGGATATGCTTACCCGTCTTCTTATTGACTGAATTATATTTAATCAAAAACGAATCCTTCCCGCCTGCTACGAACTTTATAAGGCCCGCGTATATGCGTTCCAAGGTCTTAGGCGAAAGCGGTTTTTTACGATTAAAGATACTTTCCCCTTCATCGGCAAAGTCCAAAACTTCCTTTACGGGTTTCCACTTCGCCAAGCTGCCGAAAAGGTCTCCGCCCCCGGTCTTTGAGTGGGTAGCCTTCGGCCATACGATAGGTAGGTACGGTTTGGCAAATATCCCGAAGAAACGCTTTCGGCTGGTATATGCCCCATAATCCGCCGCGTTAAGTATTCTATGGTCGAACTTGTACCCATAGGCTTTTACGTTATCTACCCAATTGGTATAAAGCCGCCCTTTGTCCCTGCTAATCGGTTTTCCGTTTTCGTCCAAGTCGCCCCAGCTCATAAATTCCTCTACATTCTCGATTTGGATATAATCGGGGGTAAGGGCTTCTATATACCTAAACAAATGTTCGGCAAGGGTGCGGCTATCTGCGTCGCGGGGCTGGCCGCCTTTGGCACGGCTGAAATTGGTACATTCAAGCGAAGCCCAAAGTACAACTTTCGCCATAGGGTACATTCGGCGCATTTCGGCCGTATGTTCTTCCAATGGGCGCAAGTCCAAAGTTCGCATATCTTCCGTATAGTGCTGCGCTTCGGGGTGGTTGGCCGCGTGGCTCGCTATGGCGTTCGCGTCGTGGTTTACGCAAGCTATAACCTTCGCGCATTTATGCCCCTTATAGTTGGCCTTCTCTATGCCTGTACTTGTTCCGCCTGCACCGCAAAACAAGTCTATATATAGTAATCTAATGCCGTTCATTTCGTATTATAGTCAGACGCTTTCGCGGAAAATTAGTCTTTTGATAGGTGGGCTTTCACTGCGTTTACATAAGCCCTAAATTCGGGGGTGTATTGGTAATCGTCCGGGAACTTTTTAAGGTAGTAGATAATTGTAGCGTGGTTCCGTTTCATCTCCTTTGCAATCCTTACTACCGTCGCCCCTTCTTCCCGGCATAGCTGGGCGAAAATCATGCGGGCAAAGACGTGCTTTTGCTCTCGACTTTCGCCTACAATATCGTAGAAGGCAACGCCCATGCCTTCGGCTATTGCCTGCTTTATGTTCTGAAAGGTCGGTACTTCTTCGTAAATAATTGTCTTACCTGTCAATTCGGCTAAATTCTTTTCAAGTGTAGCCCCTTTGGAAAATCCCCAATCGGGCAACAAATAGATAGCCTTGCACCCCATAAGTAGAAGTACGTCCATAGCTACGTGAACTTCCCAAGAGGCATTAGCCGGAATACCGTTTTTAAGTGGGTTTACCACCTCGTAACCTTTGGCTTTTAACATGGTTTCCGCTGCTTCGAATTTGGCCGCTACTTCTTCTATTGGCCGGCCGCTTATCTGTCCCGAAATGTATATCTTTTCCATATTGGCTATTATTTTCTATAAGAGTGGTTTATAAACGGGATTCTGTCGAACATTTCCGTAAATCGGTCGGCTATACGTTCGCCGTATTTATTCGCCAAGTCTTCCGCGTTTAGGTTGCTGGTCATAATTGTAAATAGCTGCCGGTCGTACCGGTAGTAAATCGTATCGACAAAGGGGCTAATTTCGTTTCCCCAAACCTTCACTACGGAAGGTTCCGTACCTACGTCGTCAATAGCCAATAGCTCGGCTTTTTTAATGCCGTTAAAACGTTCCGGTTCATTCTTCGCTATGTCTGCAAGCTCTAAGGCCGATACCGTCCTAACCGTCTTTCGTTGGTCGAAATATGCACTTTCGTACAGAATCCCGATAAGGCTACCTATCGCACGGGCTAAGGTACTTTTACCGTTACCTACCGTTCCGAATAGCAGAAGCCCCGGTTTACAATTACCGGTAAGCCATTTTGCCGCCTTTTCTATATGGCTTTGGGTAGCTTCGTCGTCTATAAACTGCATACGCCGCCGCATAACTTCGGCTATATAACATTCCCGTAACATTGCCGGCACATCTTCGGGGTACTTATCAACCTTAAAGCGTTCCGGTAAAGCCCTTCTTTGAAGTACCGCCCGGAACCGGGTTAAGTCCACCCGTTGCGGCCCCTGTTTGTTGTCCTTTTCGTCCATTTCCGTTATTCCCTATTTCGTTACGCTCCCAAGTTCTAACCGCCGCTTTCCAATCCTTCATACAATTGCGGCCGACCTTCCAGCCGTTCGAAGTATAGTAATCTATCCACGCCTGCGGGTCTACGTCGTTACCCCGTTCCTGACAATACGCCGCAACTTCTTCTAAGGTGGGTTTCTGAAAGATTTTGCCGCCTTTCGTTTTAGGGGCTGCCTTGCCCCTGCCTTGGGGCTTGCCAGCCCCTAATATCGGCCCTTGCGGTAGCTGGGTAATACCTTCGTTCAATACCCGTATAAGGTCGTATTTTTCAAGTTTTTGCAATACCGATTTATGTGCGTTATTCGTAGGGTTTAAGTTCGATACCCCGCCGTACTGAAATATGATAAATTCGGGTAAAAACGCTTTGCTTCCGTTATTGAAGAAATGGATTCTTCCGGCAAAGGCTTTTTCGAAGTCCTCTAAATCGTACGTTTCGCCGCAATAAAGCCCGGCCACCTCTAAGTCTACTTCCCATATTCCGGCGTTATCGCACTCGCAAAAAAGGTACACCCAAAGCAATTTATAAGCGGGCGGTAAGTCCCTTATAAATCGTTTCTTAAATAGGTCGGTATCTATAAATCTTTTTGCCATTTTGTTACTATTGAAAAGCTACCCCGGCCCGGAAACCGGGGTAGCTGGGTTAATACTGCTATTGCTCGATAATCGCAATTTCGGGGCTTAGTTCCCGAATGCGGGCTACCTGCCCGTCTATAATTCGGTCGCGCAGGTCTTCCAAAAGCTGGCACGCTCCGGGACTTACAAGTTGCAGGGTTACGTCGCGGCCGTTTACCGAAGCGTAAAATTCCACTTCGATAGTTTCCGCCGGCATACCTTTGAAAATCGGAATTTGAAGGGTAAAGGCTTCCGGCAGGTTACTCATAACCACTCCGCTATAATTGTCTTTGAAGTCGCCCTTTTCGCTCTTTTGCTTCTCTACCTTGGAATTTACGGTAGCTTCGAAGTTTTTAAGCTCGGTTACGAGCTTCATATTCGCGGTTTTGTCCGGGAAAAATGCGCGGTTCATTTTGAAGAACTGCCCCAACTCGTTAGGTTCCCAACCTTTACCGGCGTTAATCCCAAATTCGGCAAATTTGGGGTGTTGGGAAAGACGGCCTACCACCCGGCCCGTAGTATATTCGTCGTTCTCGTTTGTAACGAGTGTAATGCACACCTTTTCCCGGTCTACCAAAACGTGGCAACGCTTCGGGTTAATTTGGTCGGCTTCGGAAAGTCGCTTTTCTAAGAACTCTACCGGCGCACCGATAACGCCGGAAAGGTCGATTTTTACCGGGGCCTTGGGGTCAAGAACTGCGGGGGCCTCGCCCTCACGTACGATAATTTCCGCCTGCGTAGTTCCTTCGGGAAGGTTTACTACTACTTTTTTGTTTTCGTCCATACTTTTTTACTTGTTGATTGTGAAACTTTTACTTGGTTTGAAGTGGGCTACTTCGTGCGCCGGTATGATAATCGTAGTACCGGCGGTAATGTTGCGGGCTTTCTTTTCGGCCCGTTTCTTCGGCTGGAAGGTTCCGAAGCCGCGAAGGTAAACGGGTTCCTTGCGCTGTACGCATTCCTTAATTGCGTCTAATGTGGCTTCGATAATCGGCCTTACGTGGCTATCGTTTTGCCCGGTCTTACTGCCAACGGCCGTAATTAAATCTTGCTTCGTCATTGTTATGCTTTTTAGTTGTTAGTACCTGTTTTTCTTCCGATTTGGAAAAGTGTTGTTTGTAATTCTTCGCTGTACGCCGGCCGACTCTCGATAAGGTCGCCGTTCTCATTGTAATAGCCGACTTCGCGGGCTTCTTGGTCGATGAACTTAAAGCACCTTTCGGTAACAAATTCGGCCTTCTTTTTCAGCCATTCCAAGGTCTTTTTTCGCTCCGTCGTAAGGGGTTCCAAACGGGCCTTAAAGTCCTTCATCGCGGCCGTCTTTTCTTCCTCGATGTCGTTAATTTCGATGTCCGTTTCCGAAAGGCTTTCTTTCATGCGGGCCAATTCTTCCGGGGTAAAAGGTTTCATATACCCCTTTTCTTCCACCGCGTCGCAATTATCCATAAGGAAGGCTACGCGCTTCTTGCCTTGTTCGAGGTCTTTCCCTAATTCTCTTTCCATGTTTCGTTATTTTTTGATTAAAAGAAAATCGTTATAAAGACCTTCGAACTGACGGCCCGCGTACGTGGCGAGTTCACGGGTTTTATAGCAAAGCCGAGAGCCGATACTCGCATTCGTATACGAAGCCGCGTTAAGCGCAAACGCGCACGAAAAGCCGGCATACGCGGGATTATACGCGAACCAAGGCCAATATTTGTACTCGTTGCTATTGGCCCAATCCGGCCGCCAACCTTCGTTAAGGGCTTCGGCAATGGTCTTTAACTTGCGGTAGGTTATTTCGTCCTTGGTAAAGCCTAACTTCGCTAATACGGTTTCGTTCATCGGCTCAATGCCAAGCACCGCGCAAGCGTCCGCGTAGGTCTTTACGCGCTTGGTAATGTCCTTCGGGGCAACCGTTTTTACGGCCTGTAATACGGTCGTATTAACCCCTAACTTCTCGGCCAATCGTTCGGCTTCCTTGCTGGCCGCCTGTTCGTTCTCGTGTTTGTACGTCGGTGCGCCTTGGCCTTCGGCGTAAACCATAAAAAACTGCTTTTCCATTTTGTTATTTGTTAAAAAGTGAACTTTGTTTTTCTTCCCTCTTTTGCTCGTAAAGTATTCGCCTTTGTCGCGCAATACTCAACCGGACGGCCCTAATAGCGTCTTCACGCCCTTTTAGGCTTTCTTCGTACTCCAATAGTTCCGCTTCGCTTTGGGCGATAAAATACCCGTCGGAAGTGGCTATTAAGCCCGGTATAAGGTCGTTTGTCCTTATGTGGTTTATAATCTTCCTTACCCGTGCGTCGTTTAGTTTATAGGAACCTTTAAGGCTGCTTACGATATGCTTGTTTGTTACGGCATTTTCGCGCCCTATTTTCGTCCTAAGCCCCCGTACGAGAAGCGGAAGAAGTACGCCCATTTCGTAATCGTTTAAGGGCTGCGTTTCTTGGTCAAATCCTTTAATCATATCAAAAGGGGGTTTTGTCGAAATTGATTATTAGCCCCGCTTCGGCTATATGTACGGTCTTACCGGTTGCGGCTCGCACTCCGGCCCGGAATTGTTCGGCGTTGCTGTTACCGTCGGAAAGGTGGATAAGAACAATATTATTTACCCCCTTTATATCGTTGGCTTGTAACGCCTGTACGCAATGGTCGTAACTTAAATGCGATTTTAGCGTACGGTTCCGAACAACGGCGGGAATGCGTCCGGCCGCTATATTTGCGTCCAATAGGTCTAAGCGGTAATTACATTCTATCAATACGTTATTAAGTCCCGCGAACTTGCAGGGCAAGTAATAGGTATCGGTAGCGAATAGGATATTACCCGTTTCTTCGTGGTTGATGAAGAACCCCAAAGGCTCGGCGGAATCGTGCTTAGTCCCGAAAGGAATAATTCGGAAACCGCCGAGGGTAAAAAGATTTCCGGCTTTGCAAACATTCGCGCGGCGCGGGCCCTCTATTGGGGTGTTCTCAATTGTACCGGCCGAAGCGTAGACGGGTACGGTAGCTTTCAATACTTCGTTAATGTAGCCTGCGTGGTCTTTGTGTTCGTGGGTAATTAGGCAGCCTACAACCTTCGTTATATTGTAGTCTAACGCTTGCTTCACGCTGGCGAATCTTACGCCCGCTTCCAATAACAAGGCTTCGCGGTCGTTCTCCAAAATGTAGCTATTTCCTTGGCTGCTACTGCCTAATACTTTTAGAACCATTGTACTACGCTTCTACGATTTTGCGAAATGCTTTACGTTTCCTTTTTAGCGGAAGGTTCCGGCCGATGAAGTACATAGCCGTATCGAACTTGCCCGAAAATCGGTTAAGGGCTTTGCCCTGCTGGGCTACGCTCTGTTCGCTCTCCTTCGCCATGTCCGCCGCTTTGTTAATCCGGGCGTTCATTGTGTCGATGTCCTTTGCCGTCAGAATGGCAATACCAAAAATTACTTTCATATTAGAATCCGGGTGTTTTAGGTGCTTGCTGGGTTCCGTTCGTTCCTGCTTGGCCGAAATCAAGTGTTCCGCCCGCGTTGGCATTGTTTTTAACCTCGGCTTCTACCTCGTGGGTAACGTCCTTATATTCTACGTCTTCAACAGGGCCGCTTTGTTCGTCCGCGTCGCCGAAGTCGCAACCGGTTATATACTCGTAAAGGGCTTTTTTGGCGCGGCGTTCGGCTTTACCCCGGATTTGGTCGGGGCTGCTGTAATCGTCCTTCTTCACGGTAGCCACTATTCCGAAGCTGTTTTTTTCTCCGTTGTACGTGTAGCTGATTTTGCAAGGCACTTCCGCAAATCCGGCGGTTTGGCCTTTGTCAAATGATACGTCGATGAAGTATTTTACGCCGAGTTTCCGAAGAAGGGCCGTATAGCCTTCCTTGGTCGGGTACATTCGTTCGGCAATAATATTAAATTGGTTGCCGGTCGGAAGAAGCCCGATACTTACCGCGTCTATAATCGCGTCCCGAACAACCGGAATAGTATAAAGCGGTTGTACCGTTCCGTTTTTGCGCGGCCGTCCGTTACGGTCGGTAAGAAAGCCTACCTTCGTATTCATAAGCGGCATAAATACACGCTCCATTACTTCGTCAGAAAGAGCTTCGCGCAATAGCGCAATTACGTTTACGGCGGTAAATGCCGCGCCGAAGTTGTTTACAATCTGCAAGGCCGAAGCGTCCTTACAGGCAAGTTCGAATTTCCGCTTTGCTTCGTCAATTACGGTTAATCCTTTTTCTTCTGCCATAACTCATAATTTTTATAGGTCGTTGTTATTCGTTTCCAAGAAGTCGGCTTAACTTCTTCAAGGTCGCCAACTTCATAGCTTCGTCGGCAAGCGGCGCAGTTTGTTTTTCGGTAAAGAAATTCGCCAATCCCTTTATTACTTGCTCGCCGTTACCGCCTACCGCTATTACGCCCTGCACGTTCTCACTTTCGCCGTCCTTATTGTCCTTAATGTCCGTGCCGATAAGAATAAAGGCCCGGCCTTCATTGCTTTTTACCGCCTGCGAAAGTGTTGCGGCGATTTGCTCCAACTGCTGCGCGAACTCGCGCTTTTCTTTGTTCTCGTTCATAACTTTAATTTTTATAAGTGGTTAATGGTTAATTCTCTGTCGGTGGTTACAATCAACTTTACAAGCTGAGAAGCAACCGGGAATAGTTGGTTTACGCTTTCGGCGTTGTCGATGAATACCGGTGCGCTTACCCCGTGATACAGGCAAAGCGTGTTAATGATGTCAAGCCCGGCGTTTATCTTTCCGGCCGTATTGAGGTCTGCGTACTTAACCCCGTCTACCATTGCGATACAAGTAGGGGTTTCGCCGCCGTTTAGCTGGGGTTCGAACATTCGGAAGCGGACGTTTTGGAACTTACTATTTACCCGGCGTTCTACTTCGTCCATTCGGGCCTTATTAAGTTCGTCTATCGTAAATTCCTGCTTTTCTAAGTCCGCTTGCTGCTGGGCTAATTCTTTTTCCCTTGCCAATATTTCGGCCTTCTTTGCGGCGTTCTTTTCAATGGTGGCCCGAATACTTAGCTTTTGTTTTACTTCGTCCAAAAGGGCCGTAAGTTCCCGTTTCTTGGCGGTAAGCTCGGTAGTATCGGCCGCCGGTATATCCGAAATGGTAGCGGATATTTCGGCTATCCGGGCTTCTATCTCCTTCCATTCGGGTAAGTCTTCGGGGATAATGTCGGTAGATACGGTTACTTCCGGGTTGGCGGCTATTTCCGCTTCCAAGTCCTGTAACTTCTTCGCGTATTCGGCTTTCTTAGCGGCGATAGCTTCCATACGTTCGGAAAGTTGGGCTTCCAATTCCTGTAACCGGGCTTTCTTTTCTGCTATTCGCTGGTTTAGCGTTTTGCCTTCTTCGGTAATCCGGGTAAGGTCGCGGGTCTTGGCTTCGTCGAATTTGGCCCGCGCCTTCTCCTTGGCGATAGCGTCCATACGCAAAACGCTTGCGTCCGAGCATAAGGTTTCGTATATCGGGCAAATAAGGCCGTCGGTACTTACTTTGTATTCTTCGGCGTTCCGCGTATTCCATTCTTCGCGCTTGGCTTCCACCTTGGCGGATAAGTCCGCTATTTCGGAAGTAAGGGTTTTAATAGTATAGCGAATATCGGAAAGGCCGTTTTCCGAAGCGGTATTATAATTTTCTGCTTCTCGCTTGGTTATTTCGTAACTGGTCTTAACCTCGTTACGCTTGGCGTTCTTTTCGTAACCTTCCTTTTGGGCCGCTTGCCTTGCCCGAAAAATTATATCTTGCTGCTGGTTCCGAAGGCCGTTAATCGCTTTGCGTTTTCCCTGCACCCCTTCGTAGTGTTTGCGGGCCGTTTCTGCAACGTCCGTAATAGCCGCTTCCACTTCTTCCAATTCGGCGGATAAGCGTACCTTTTCGGCTTCCAAGGCTTCGTAATCCGGTACTTCGGGCGTAACGCTGTCTATTGCGTTAATCTCGATAGGGCATTTTTCCAAACCTTCCTTAATCCGGCTTTTGCGGTAGGCTATTTCTTGTTTGAACTCTGCCAAATCTTTACCGGAAAGCTGGGAAAGGATAGCCGCGAAATCGGCGCGGCCGGCGGCCACTTCTTCGTATGTTACGCCCCCGGCAATGCGCAGCAATATTTCGCGCTGGGTTTTCCAATCCAACGAAGGGAAGTAAGCCGGGTTCGTAATTAACTTAAAAAGTTGTTCTTCGGTTATGGCCGTTACTTTCTCTTGGAACGCTCCCGCTTTAATTTCTACGCCATTGCAGAAGTAATGCGTAGTATTTCCTTTAAGTTCTACTTCTGCCTTGCCGCGCGGTTTTACCCAATCTTCCGTAAGGGTGCGGGTAAGGGCTACTTCTTCGCCGTTTACGTCTAAAACTGCCGTTACGGAATGTTCCAATTTAAGGATAGGGTTCCCGTCCGGGCCGACCGTCTTAACGGTAAATGCGCCTTTCCCGCTATCTGTACGGTCGTTACTGTCTTTGCCGAAAAGTACCCAAGTAAAAGCGTCGAAAACGGTGCTTTTACCTGTCGCGTTTGCGCCGGCAATGGTGGTTACTTCGCCGAACTTTACGGCCAAGTCCCTAATACCCTTAAAGTTTTTAAGGGTCAGTTCTTTTAATGTTACCTTCTTGTTCATAACAAGTTATTTATTTCGGTTGTTACTTTTTTTTGCTCGCTTTGCGGCCAACTCTAAGGCTTTTTCCGCGTCTACTATTATCAACCTTCCGACCTGCTTATATGCGCCGTCGATTAAGCCGCTTTGTTTTATGCGGCTGGCGGTAGTCTTGGAACATTTGAATAGTTCGGCAATCCCGGCCCGGCCGTAGACGTATTTTTTCTTCGGGTCTTTGGTAACGTCTACTTCTATCCGGGGGCTTTGTCCTTTCCCCATTAGCTCTAATAATTCCCCCGCCGTAAGGTCTATAAGTCTTGTATTTAAGTCTGCCATACCTAACTATCTTGTGGGTCTTCCGGTAGCGGAACCCGTTTTATAAGGCGGGCGGCATTAGCGAAGTTGGCAACCTCTAAAAACAAGAACCAAAACGGGGCTTCCGCCGTGCTTGCAAGGAGGCAAAACGATATAGCGAAATACCATACTATCGCCTTCTGTTTTAGCGTCAATCCCGAAAGGGATAATTCTTTAATTAGTTGCTTCATAGCCTTTGCCTTTTATAGTTCCCAAAAATCTAATTCGTATTCCGGTCTTCTTCCGGTTCTTCGTGTCGCCATGCGTTCGGTAACCTTGCGACTTCTGAATAGTCGGTAGGTTTCGCCTTGTGCGTACATTTCATGCGGTAGAATAATCGCAAGGAAGAAGCAGGCTATAATTGTCCGTTTTATAGGGGATAGGTCGAAGGAAACGCCGCAATGTGTGCAGAACCACCATACGCAAAGCTCCGTAGCCTTCTGTATTCCTATCTTGCTATAAATGTTTCGAGCGGTATTCTCTACCGTCCGGGGCGAAATAGAAAGCCTATCGGCAACTTCCTTTTTTGCGGCTCCCCAAGCCAATAATTCGGCTATTTGGGTTTCGCGCTGCGTTAGTCCTGCTTCGGCTCTCATTTCTATTTCCCCCAAATGTTAGTCGTAACACCGTACTTCCTAAATACCAATTCGACGGCGACGGCTTGGCTTGCCTTGGGTTCGATACGTCCGAACTTATAAGCCGCGAAAGTGTTGCGGTTGTTAATCCCCAACGCCTGCCAGAGTTCCTTTGTGGCGGCTTCTACGTCAATTTGCCGAAGCTGCATAAAGCCGGCGTTAAATCCTTCTTTGTAAATTGTCGTTTCGCTCATTTCTCAATATTGTTAAGTATGTATTCAATTGCTTGTTTATGGGAAGCAAAGCTATTCCCGTCGAACTCGAAGGTTTCCGAGTAGGGGCCGCCGGCAACCTTAAAGGTGCGCGTTCCTTCGTAGGTCTTTCCGTTAATCGTAAAGGTTAGTTTAGAAACTGTTACCCTTTCCGTAACACGTCCCCAAGGTTTTATTACCTCGTTATTGCTTAGCGAAATAGTTTCGCTTATCGCGTACGAAAATTCTATACGCTTTGCTTTACCATTAACTATTACTGTCTTCTTCATCTTCTATTTGAAATATAGTGTTACTTGTAATCCTCTGCGTAGGCGGCATTTTACGCTATCTTTCTTACTGTTAAGTGCGCGGGTAATGAATTTTTCGGTAAGTTCTTCGCCGATTAACCCCACCAAGCCGGAAACCCCTACAAGGCGGTTTATCCTTCTGTTTTTGCTGTCTACTCCGTAGACTTTCAAGAGGAAGTTTCGGTTAATAAATCTCGTATCGTACTTCATAATTCATTGTCGCTTAAATTGCTTAGGTATTTTTTGCTATGCCGTTTATTTGCTCGAAGCGTATTATTATTATACCTTTGCAATCGTATATGTTACGTGCTGCAAATATATAGCAATGCAGTGTAATATGCAAGGTTTTGCAGCGTAAAAATGAAAAATATTTTTTAGACAACCTTCTAAAAATTCGCTATATGGGTGTAAAAGAAAGACTTAGGGAATATATCAAGACCCTAAATATTAGTGAGCGGGAATTTTGTAGGCAAATCGGTGTTTCTGTTTCCTATGTCAATTCCATACGAACGTCGATACAACCCGACAAAATGAAGTCTATCGGCGAAAAGTTCCCCGACCTTAACCCTATTTGGCTTCTGACGGGGAACGGGGAAATGCTGCAAGGCAATAATACAAACCGGGTTTCGGGGAACAATAATACGGCCGTTGCCGGTAATGGGAATCGGGTTACAACTAATGATATTGCGGGTATGATTGAACTACAAAAAGGCTATCAAGAAATGATAAAAGAAAAGGATAGTCAAATAGCCCGGCTTATATCTGTAATCGAAAAACTAAGCGAGAAATAGGGCAATGCAGCGCGTTTGTTGCTGGTTACTCGTATGGCGTTTCAGTTTGGATTTGTAAAAACGGGCAGAAATGCCCCAAATTTCAAAGCAAATCTATATAGCTATACTTCTTACCGACCAGCGTACGAAAGTGCCGTAAATCAAAAATTCGATAAAAATAACTGTGCATAATGGAACCGGAAACAATCGAAATAAAAGTAGCCGAATACTACGACCAACCCAAATATTACGGGGATATGCCGGAAGCGGTGTTTAATGCCTTGGAAGCGGCGTTTATTTCCGGCGCGGAAACTGCCATAGTACCAAAGGCAGCGTTCGAAATGATGTTAAGGAGCTTTGAAAATGGGCGTAAAGAAGCCTAAGATAATAACCCCTATCGAAGACGGCGTAAACCGCCGTTTCTTCCAAGCGATAGAAGCCCTTGTTTCATTGGGCCGTTTGTCCGCGTTGGAATCATTTTGCAAGGAAGCCGGGTTAAGTGCTTCCCGTTATCGGGAAACCCGATTTACTTACGGCGTAACCCCAAGGCCCGGTAAAGTTTCCCGCTATAAGTCTATACAAATAGAAGCCCTTTATTATTTGGTAGCTAAGTATTCCGTTTCTTCCGATTGGTTATTAACCGGCCGGGGTAATATGTTTTCAAAATGAAGCGGACTATTAAATTTAATCTATTTCCTAAAAAGGTAGGGGGTGTATTGGTAGAGTGTCGCCCTATTCGTATGCGTGTTTGCTATGCCGGGTACCGGGTAGATTTTCGGGTAGGGTATAGTATCGAACCGGAAAAGTGGAACGAAGAAGAAGGCCGCGTTATCTCCAATACAAAAAACCGGTTCCGACAAACGGCCGGCGAAATAAATAAAGCTATTACGGCTTGCGAAGAACAAATAGAAGCCATATTTACCCGGTTCGAACTGCTGGAAAAGCGGGTACCGACACCGGCCGAACTTAAAACGGCCTTCGATGAAGCGACCGGGAAGAGAACCCCAGCTACCGAAGCGGAAGAAAGCGGCCAGCCATTCTATAAAGCCTATGCCGAATTTATGGAAACTATGGGCCGTTTGAACGATTGGACGAAAGCGACTTATACGAAGTTTAATAGCCTGCGTAAGCACTTGGAAGCGTTTAACAAGAACCTTACATTTGACGAAATAAACGAAGTTACCCTACAAAAGTTTATTACAAGCCTTCATAAAGCCGACCTTCGTAATACTACCATATCTAAAAACATGTCCTTTCTTCGGTGGTTCCTGCGCTGGGCGCACCATAAAGGATATAACCCAAGTAACGTACATGAAACATTTAAGCCGAAGTTCAAAGGGGCCGACGGAAACGCGAAAGAAATTATTTATTTGGAATGGGAAGAATTGTTTAACCTGTATTCCTTCAAATTCCCGCCGTCCCGGTCTTCGCTGGAAGCCGTGCGCGATGTGTTTTGCTTCTGCTGCTTTACCGGTCTTCGTTATTCTGACGTGGCAAAATTGCGCCGAAGCGACGTAAAGAAGGATTATATAAGCGTGGTTACTCAAAAGACCGTAGACGGCCTTATTATCGAACTGAATAAGTATAGTCGGGCCATACTGAAAAAGTACGAAAATATAGGCTTGCCGAACGATAAGGCCCTACCGGTCATAAGTAACGTAAAAATGAACGAACACCTTAAAGTAATGGGGGAAATGGCGGGTATCGACGAACCTACAAGGGTCGTATATTTCAAGGGGAATGTTCGGCACGAAGAAGTATTACCGAAATACGCCCTTCTTACCACCCATTGCGGCCGGCGTACTTTTATCATAAACGCGCTTAGGCTTGGGGTTCCGGCCGAGGTCATTATGAAGTGGACGGGACACAGCGACTACAAAGCGATGAAGCCCTATATTAAAATTGTCGATAAATTGAAGGTCGCCGAAATGGATAAATTTAACAAGTTCCCGATACCCCGAAAGAAGGGGAAATAAGCCGAACCCAAAAAGGAACCCAAATACGCCTTAACTAATCGGTAGCGTATGGTTCCTTATGTTACCAATAATAGGGCTAAAACGCTGATATTTCGGAAATTTGGCAACGTATGGTAGTTCGTTGTTCGTATGTTCTTACAGCCTCTCTCTCCGC